GTGGGGCCGCGTGATGGGGGCACGCGCCCCCACAGTACAGGTGTTTTTGAGGGCCTTACGGAGGCGTGAGCGTGCGTGCGTCAATCGGCGCGTAAAGGGATTCCACCATGACTGTAGAGGTTTCACGAATTTCTGAAAGATATGTGGCCGAGCGGCCGCTCCGGAAAGCTGGCGGGGTGATATTCGCCGCGGCCACGCGGTTGGAAGTTATCGAAACCATGAAGGTTTTATTCCCGCGTACGCATTGGAAGGGCTTCTTTCCGCATTGGTTGCCCAATGCGTAGCCGCGGCTCCGTGGAATTCTCCCGCATGGCCGGCGGTGTGATGGCCAAAGCCGAGCGCTTCGGAGTTGGAAAGTCCACCATCGGCAACTGGCAGACTGGCCTCACGAAGCCGGACGGCGCGAAGCGCGAGCGCATCTTTGAGCAAGGCGGGCCGGAGCCGGATGCGTGGGATGAGCCGTGGGTAGAGCCTGCTGCGCAATTCGCAGTGCCGGGGGCGGAGGAGGCTATCCAGCCGGCCACCCCCGAAAGCCTTGCGGATACAGCCGCGCGCCAGTTGCAGCAGATTCAAAAGCTGCAGCGGGAGCTAGCGGCGGGTGCCGCAACGTCCGATCTGCGCCCCGATGAAAAGGTGCGGCTACAGCTCCAGATGAGCGACGCCATAGCAAAGCTATCCGTGTTCACCGGCGTGAAGCTCACCCATCGGATGATCACCGCCTCGCCGCTATGGCAGGAGGTTTGCGACGTGATTATAGCAGCACTAGAGCCGTGGCCGGACGCGCTGCAAGCGGTGGCTAAGGCGCTAGACGAATTGAAAGCATCATGAAGAAAGCCCCTAGCGCCGCGGTTACGAACCAGTTGATCCAAGAGGCGCAAGCCGGCAGCCTAGCCGCGCGTAACCAGCTGGTGGAGCTCCACATGCGGCTAGTGCGTAAGCGCTGCGTGGCTGCCGCGATGCGCTGCGGGTGCCCTGAGGCCATCCCGGATATCGTGAACACCGCGATCGCCGGCGCGACGGATAACGACGGGCTGATCCACGCGATCGCTAAGTTCGATCTCTCCCGCGGCCTGCGGTTCTCCACCTACGCGGTGCGGTGGATCGACAACGCGATCCAAAACGCAATCACCCAAACCGCGGTGGTGCGGGTGGGGCGCAACTCTCACGGGGAGGCCCGGCTGCGCGCCGTGGTGGCAGAGCTCACACACGAGGATGGGGTGCCTCCGACCCCACGCGAGGTGCGCGCGCGGTGCGTGTTCATGGGCCACGAGGCGCCGAGTGATCTTGCCATTGCGCGCGCGCTGGTATCCGTGCGGACCGAGGGGATGCCCCACGAGGCGACCAATTCGCGCGGCGATACGCGCAGCCCCGATATCCGCACCCTAACGGACGATGAGGACCCCCAGCAGGCGCTAGAAGACCGCGAGGCTGGGCGGCTGCTACTCTCGGGGCTAGAGCTCCTCACCGGCCCGGAGCGCACCGCGCTCACCCTGAGCTATGGGCTTTTCCAGTCCGAGCCCATGAAGCTCACCGAGATCGCCACCTTGCTAGGCGTTAGTCGCCAGCGGGTCGGGCAGCTGAAGGCCAGCGCGCTAGGAAAGCTACAGGCGCACTTTGGCGCCGCGCATGGCGAACCACAGCGAAACGCTAGCATCATCCCTTTCCCGCAGGCTCTGGAAGCGGCATAGCGAACTAGCGCCCCCGGCGGGCGACGCAGAGATCCTAGCCTCCTTTGCTGACCCACCTGATCCGGTGGGCTTCGCACGTCACGTGCTGCGCTTCATGCCGTGGAGCCGCCAGCAGCAGATCCTAGAGGCGGTAGCCGAGTATCAGCGCGTTGCGGTGGTGAGCGGCCATAAGGTGGGCAAGTCGACGGCCTACGCCATCCTGGCCCTGTGGTTCTACTGCAGCTTCCCGAATGCCCGCGTGGTGATCACGGCCACCACGGATAACCAGGTCAACGGGATCATATGGCGCGAGATCAAGCGGCTGGTGCGCTCCGCGGCGATCCCCATTCCCGGCGCGCCTTGCGCCATCCGTGCAAACACCGGCCTCACGCACCCCGAAACGTTTTCCGAGATCCGCGGCTACACGGCCAAGGAGGCGGAGGCTATCGCCGGCGTGTCCGGCTCTCACGTGATGTATCTGGTGGACGAGGCCTCGGGTGTCGAGGACTTCATATTCCAGGCTATCGAGGGCAACCGCGCCGGCGGCAATGCGTGGGTGTTGCTGTGTTCCAATCCAACCAAAGCTGACGGGGAGTTTTACGAGGCCTTTCACTCCAAGTCCCGCGACACCATCGGAGACGCGGGGTACTACAACATCCACGTGGACTCGCGCGAGTCCCCCAACATCACCGGCGAGTGGCGCGAGCTCGAGGAGTGGTGCGAGACGAAACGCGGCGCGGGTGATTGGGCGTGGCGCAAGCGCTCGAAGCCGGTACCGGGCCTAGCCACCGCAGGGTGGGTGGCGGAGAAACAGCGCGAGTGGGGCGAGGATTCAGCGTTCTTCAACGTGCGTATCAAAGGCTCTTTCGTTATCGCGGAAGCGGCCAAGGTGTTTCAGCTGGCGCTGCTGGCTGCGGCGCAATCGCGCTGGGAGGAGACTGAGCCGGCGCCCAGCGATCCGCTGGTGATTGGTCTTGACCCTGCCGGCGATGGTGACGGAGGTGATGAGTCGAGCTTCACTCCCCGGCGGGGCCTCAAGGTCTATCGCACCCGCTCGCGTCGCGGCATCAGCCCCGCGGAGCACATCGAGGAGCTCCGGGATATCATCCGCGAGCAGCGCGCAATGGGAGCGCCGGCGAGCCCTAAGCCGCTCGTGAATTGCGAGTCGGAGGGTGAAGCATCCTGGAAAGTCTACGTCGTGCTGCGCGAGCACGCAGAGCGCACTGGCGAATTCAACGTTCAACGCATGCGCACGTCCAGCGCGCCGATGCGCGAGCCGTTGATCTATGACCGGTTCCGCGATGAGCTATGGGCTATCGCGCGCGCGTGGATGAGAGCCGGCGGTGCGATCCCTCCCGACGCTTCGCGGCTGGAAAAGGATCTTCACGCGCCGGAATACAGCAGCACCCTGGCGGGGAAACTTAAGATCACCCCCAAGCGGGATCTACGGAAGCTGCTGGGCCGCAGCCCGGATGATGGTGACTCATTCGTGCTTAGCTGCTTCGTTCCCCGCCGCTACGCTACCGACGAGGCCGCGGAGGCTCCTGCGGTGCCGCAGGCTGACGCTTACGAGATGGCGGAGACCAGTACCGATCCGTACGGCAGCTCACTGATATAGCGCCCCCGAGGCTTCGCGCCGCGCGCCAGGCGCTAGACATAGCAATGTGTCTGTTCTCAAGGATCTAGCGCGCCAGCTTTTAGGGGTGAGCGCCTATGAGCAGCAGCAACCCGCGCGCGCTGATTACAACGACGAGGAGCAGCAGAAGCGCATCCGGGAGGCGTTGGGCGGGCAGTTCCAGCCGATCCCGCAGACGCAGCTCCGGTGGTTCCTAGCTGATCTTGAAACCGCCGCGAAGATGGCGGACGCGGGTGACCTTTCCAAGGTGGGCCAGCTATGGCGTGCTATGCGTCGCGACGGCTATATTGGCGGCCTGTCGGAGACCCGCACCGCGGGGCTTGTGGCACTGCCGAAACAATGGCGAGGGAATGAGGCGCTCGTCAATGAGCTTCGCGCTGACGGTAGCGGTGATCGATCGGTGTTCGATGAGCTCTGTCCACCGAACGAGCTGGCCGCGCTTGCCGCTGATGCGCTCGCTGTGGGTGTCGCCGTGGGTGAGCTCATCCCGGTGCAAGGCCGGGACTACCCCGTGCTGGTCCGGTACGATCCGGAGTTCCTCATCTACCGTTGGAATGAACAGCGGTTCTATTACCGCTCCACCGCGGGGACGATCCCCATCACTCCTGGTGATGGCCGATGGGTGCTCCACATGGGCGGCCCGCGGATCGCGCCCTGGCAGCAGGGGCTATGGCCGGCACTAGGCCGCGCATTCATCCACAAGGAGCACGCGCTACTCCACCGCGCGAACTACAGCAATAAGCTCGCTAATCCCGCGCGCGTGGCCAAGTCCGTCAACGGTGCCACGGAGCAAGAACGGCTGGGCTTCCTCGCGAAGCTCATGGCGTGGGGCGTTAACACGGTGTTTGAGCTCCCGCCGGGGTGGGAAGCGTATCTCCTCGAGTCGAATGGCCGCGGCTGGGAGGTTTTCGAGAACGAGATCACCACTGCGAACCAAGAGATCATGATCGAGCTCGCCGGGCAGTTCGTAACTGTCACCGGCGGCACAGGGTTCGCGAACGCGGATATCCACGAGACGATCAGGGCTGATCTCATCAAGCGCACCGGTGACTCGCTGGCGCACACCGTAAACACGCAGATCCTACCGGCGTACGCGCTGAGCGTTGCTGGACGTGCTGCGCTAGACGATCTGCCCCGCTTCGCTTGGGACACCAAGCCGCCGGCGGATCGCAAGGTCGAGGCGGAGACCATGAGCGCCACTGCGAAGGGGATCGTGGAGCTTCGTAAGGCCCTAGCGGACTCCAACATCAAGCTGGACGTTCCCGCCATCGTAGCGCGCTACGGCATTGCTACGGCGGAGGGCGCACCCGAGGTGAGCGGCGCTGAGCAGGACCGTGAGGAGGAGGCAAAAGCCAAAGCGGAAGCGCTGAAAGCCGCGCCGCCTGGCGGAGATGCGCCGCCTGGAAAGGGCGCTCCACCGCCCAAGAAAGCCCCTAAGAATGACGATTCTAGCAAGTAACCCCGAGCCCATCCGCTACGCCCCGCAAGCCGGCGCCATCGTGGCTATTGAGCCGCAGGCGCTGGAGCTGGTGCTACTCGAGGCGCCCCGTCCCGCGGAGCCGTACGCCGTAGCCGGCGGTGCCGCTACGGTCCTCGAGATCACGGGACCGCTTTGCTACGCATCGCCACTCCTAGACACATACGGCGCGATTCGGAAGCGATTCGATGCCGCACTAGCTGCCGCGCCGGAGATCGTGATCCTGAAGATCAACTCTCCTGGCGGTGACGTAGCGGGGGCCTTCGATCTTTCGCGCTACATGCGGAGCGCCGCAGCCGCAGCGGGGAAACGCCTCATCGCGTTCTCCGAAGCGGCGATGTGCAGCTCTGGATACGCGCTAGGCTGCGCCGCGTCGCGCATTGTGTGCGCCGATACCGCCACTCTCGGCTCCGTGGGTGTGCTCTCCGCGCTGGAGAATCGCGCTGTGCAGAATGCAGCTATGGGGCTGCGGCATTACATCGTGAGCTCGGGGGCGCGCAAAGCGGACGGTAACCCCAACCTCCCCATGACGCCCGAAGCGCTCGCCACCATCCAAACCGCCGTGGACGCGATGGCGGGTGTGTTCTTCGAGCTCGTGCGCGACGCGCGAGGGTTCGATCCTCAGCCCCTCGAGGCGCGCACATTCGTTGGGGCGGCGGCTGTCGCAGAGCGCCTAGCGGATGAGGTGGCCAGTTGGGATTCGTTGCTGGCCGACGTAGCCCAGAGTGCCGGAGGCGCTAGACATAGCAATGTAGCTGCTCAGGCGTTCGCCGCGGCCGCCAAGACTCCCAACATGGCATTCCCCGATAAAGACGAAGATAAAAAGGACGCTAAGGCGGGTAGCGCGTTGCGCGCCGCTCTGGCGAAGGCGGCTGAAGGCGACGATAAGGAGGAGGCTGCGCGCGCGAAGCGTGCTCTTTCCGCTTTCGACGACGACGAGGATAAGAAGGCTAAGGCCTCCTCGGATGAGGATAAGGAGAAAGAGGCTAAGGCGAAAGCCGCTGCTGCTCCTGCCGCTAGCGTCACCGCCTCCGCGGATCCCGTTGTCGCTGCGCTGCAGAGCCAGATCCAAGCCCAAGCGGCTTCGCTAAAGGCCCTGCAGGACCAGGCGGCAGCCAAGGCTGCTGCTGAGGAATCTGCGGCTCGTGATGCGCTGTTTGCGTCGCGCCCCGACGTGGCACCCACGGTGATCGCCACTGTGAAGGACTTCCCGCTTGCCGCGGCTAAGGCTGTGTTGGACGCGATTCCGCGCGGCCCGGGCCTTCCGACGCTGGCGCGCACTCCGTTGGTTGGCGGCGGCGATCCCACTGCTACTGACCACTCTGCTCCCGAAGTGCAGGCCAAGCTCGATGTCGAGTTCGGAATTGCGAAGGCGGAGCACGGGCACAGCTTCAATTCCAGCTCCTTGGTTCAGACCTTTGGCGCTTCGAAAGGCTCCAAGTAATGGCCGCGCTTACTGCTCGCCGTGTTTACCGGCCCCACCGGGCTAAGACTATCGATCTCGCCTGCACCAACCAGCAAGTTTACCAGGGTGGTATCGCGTGCTTTGACACCAGCACTGGGTTGGTAGCGAAGGCCGCGCCGTCCACCACGATGATCCCGATTGGGGTTTTCACAGAGGATAAGCTGGTTACGGGCAATGCGGCCCAAACCATCGAGCTTTTCCGCGAGCTCGAGGCTAATTGGTTCGTGAACGCTACCGCGGGCGACGCGGTTGTCGCTGCGGATATCGGCAAGCTGGTTTATCTGCTGGACGATCAAACCGTCGCAAACAACGACGCTACGAACACCCGCAGTGTCGCTGGACGTTGCTGGAAGATCGACTCTTCAAAGGGCGTGCTCGTCGAGTTCCGCCAAACCGCTGGTGATCGCCTCGGAGGCTTGGACGCCTAATTAGGCGATTCCTGAATAGAATATGACTGGACAGCTTACTCCCACCTTCCTTATGGATCTTGAGCGCCGGATGCGCATTGTATCCGCGCGCGACTATGATCGGCTGAATAGCCGCACTTGGTGGCGCGCATTCGCCAAGGAAACCACGATCAATGGTCGCGCTGAGCGGCTGATCTGGATGCTCGATAGCGCGTCAATCGAGTACGTCAACCGGCTTGGCGGCGAGGTGATGTTTGATAGCATCCTCTCCAACACCACGGAGTATGAAGCTAAGGCGGCTACGGCCGGCCTGAAGCTGAATCGCTTCCAGCTGGACGATCACGACGGCGGCGGTGTGCAGCTCGCGGCTCACTGGGCACGCCAGATGGGCGCTTATGCGGCTTACTGGCCCCAAAAGCAGGTCGCGGCGGCCATCCGAGCCAACGCGAACAGCTATGACGGCGTGGCGTTTTTCAGCGCTTCGCACCCGCTGAATCCCTTCGACAGCGCGGCCGGCACGTATGCCAACGTTTTCACCGGTGCCGCTTCGGGTTCTTACCCCGGTGCGTGTCCGATCGATGCCTCCGTGACGCTCGATGTGGCGGTCACCAACCTCCAGAAGGCCATTGCTTACATCCACACGCTGAAGATGCCCAACGGCGTCGATCCTCGCAATCTGCGGGTCACGCAGTTGATCGTCCCCCCGGCGATGGTGTCGCGCGCTCAGCAGCTCACGAACGCCAAGTTCATTGCACAAGCCGCTACCGGTGGTGCCGGCTCTGCCGATATCGAATCGGTCGTTCAAAACTGGGGCTTGGGGCAACCCGTCGAAGCGCCGGAGTTGGCGGCTGCGTTCGGCGGCTCGGACACTGACTACTACCTCACTGTCGAAGGCATCACCTCCGACGATGTGGGCGCCTTCACCTACGTGAACCGCGAGGCTTTCGGCATCGTCTACAACGGCGAGATGACGGACGCTCAGCTGGCCCGCGCCAATGAGCTGCAATGGCTCACCCGCGGCCGCAACGTGGTGGGCCTCGGCCACCCCTATCTCGCGTTCAAGGGCCGCAGCGCCTAACCCCCTAGCAGCTGCTGCGCTGCTACTGCCCCCGGCCGGCTCACTGCTAGCCGGGGGTTTTGCTTTGCTATGGCCTATCTCACTCTAGCCACCTATCGGGATCTCTCCCTAGCTCCGCCGGCGCTAATCAACCGGTGCGAAACCGATCACCCCGGATGGGTGCTGGGTCAGCTCGAATTCTGGTCTGCGTGGCTCGATTCGAGGCTTAAAAAGCGCTATGCGGCCCCTTTTGCGGCCCCGCCGAACACGCCACCGGTGGTTTTGGGGTGGCTGGTGCGCATCCTGGACGCGGAGTTGTACCTCAAGATCGGTATCAACCCCCGGGATGAGCAGGCCGCTACGGTCGTCCAAGAGCGTGCGGCGGACGCAAAAGCGGAGGTAAAAGAGGCCGCGGATAGCAAAGAAGGGCTATTCGAGCTCCCGCTACGCGCGGATACGCCGGCCGCCACCGATATCACCCGCGCCGGGCCTTTGGGGTACACCGAGCAAAGCCCTTACTCCTGGACGATCGTCCAGCGCGACGCCGCAGCCGACGAGGGGCAGGGCATTGGCTAGCGCGGCGGCAGCAGTGGCGAAGCTCAACGCGGCGATCGCTGCGATTCGCGTTGCGGGGGATCCGGAGTCTTACGCGCCGGCGGTGGCTGATGCGCTGCGGGAGGAGCTCGAAGCGCAGATCGCGCGCGGGGAAGGCCCGGACGGCACACCGTGGGTCCGTCGCGAGGATGGCGGGAGGCCGCTCCGCAACGCCGGCGCCGCGCTGCGTGTGGTCGCGGTGGGTGCGCGCGTGGTGGCCTCGATTGGCGGCCGCTACTACTACCACCACATCGGGAAGACACGCGGCAACGTCGCGCGGCCGATCCTGCCCTCCCGACGGCTCAATGACGCGGCCGTGAAGGCCGTAAAGCGTGCCGCGGAGCGCCGGTTCCGCGAGCTCATGGGGGGCGCGTAGCCATGGCCGGCGATCGGATGGCGCTGGAGATCCTGTACGACGACGTGACGGCGCGCATTGCGGCTGACCACGCCGCGGAAGCTCTCCCCGCGACCACGCCTCCTGAGCCCCCCGCGGCCCCGCCGGTATTCCAAAGCTTCGGGTGGCGTGAGCCGCCGCGGCAGCTGAGCAGCGAACGCAGTATCATCTGGGTACCCGGGGACGATGAGAGTGGTGATCTCGGGAAGATGCTGCCGGCCAAGTACCCCGGCCGCAATCCGCGCCCCCTCGGGAACCTGGCGGAGCTGTTCACGGTCTACATCTCCGCGCGCGATCCGTCGGACCCCGACAATGAGCGCGCTCAGTACCACGCTACGCGCGCGCTATTCGATGAATGGTGGCGGGCGGTGTACCTATCCGCCATAGCACACAGCGAGATCTCGCTACTCAAAGCAGGGTGGCTAATTGAGAAAGTACAGCACCGCTATGGCGCGGCTCTGCGCGTCGTGGGTGCTATACATTCTATGATCCCCGATTACTCACGTGCTACGGCGCCAGCCGATACCACAGCGGTAATCACGGTAACGGAGCTAGACAACTCCGATCCTGCTTTTGAGGCCCCGTAGCGAATGCAACCTAGCGTAAACATTACCGAGCTGGACGGCGCAATCGGCAGCCTCCCCGTTGGCCAGAAGCGCATTGCCGTGGTGGGCGTGGCCTCCACGGGCCCGTCGATTACGCCAGCGGCATTCAGCCGAATCGCCAGTATCACCTCAAACTTTACCCGCGGGCCCATGCCCGAGCTGGCGGCTTATTGGGTGAATGTTTACAAGGCTCCTGCGATCTGCGTCCGGACGGGCCAATCCGTTGCAGCTACGAAGGACGCGATCGTTACCACCGGCGTCACCGGCACCAGCGTTGTCACCGCTACGGGTGGAACGCTGTCGGACGATGACGTGGAGGCCTACTTCAAGGTTGTCACCGGCGGCACGGTGGGCACCGCGGGCATCACGTATCAGTGGTCACTCGACGGCGGCCGCACGCTAAGCCCCGTCACCGCACTAGGCACGGCCAACACCTTCGTGTTCCCCAACTCCGGCGGGCTGGGCTTTAGCTTCGCGGCGGGAACGCTTGTCGCCGGAGACGTGGTGACGCAACGTGCGTACGCCCCGAACTTCAATGCCTCCGATCTCGGCGCCGGGCTTCAGGCCCTAAAAGACTCCACTTTCGACTGGGATATCTGCGTGATTGTCGGCGCCGTTGACGCCACGATCTTTGACGCAATCGCCACCGCGCGCGCTGCAAACCCCGAAAAAACGTTCGTTTGCCACGCGCGCAACCCGAACGCGGCCGAGTCTGAAGCGGCTTATAAGACCGCGCTAGACGCAATCTTTGGCTCTAAAGCGGACAACGGCATCGTGGTTTGCGCCGGAGCTTGTGAGATCACGAGTTCTATCAGCTACCGCAGCTATCGCCGGCCGTCGCTGTTCGGCATCGCGCCACGGCTGGGTAGCGTTTCGAGCGAGATCGATATCGCTCAGCCCACGCTGGGGGCTCTCCCGTCCGTCAGCATCCGGGACACCAACGGCAACCCGAAACACCACGACGAGAGCGTGAATCCGGGTCTCGACGACTCGCGATTCACGGTTCTACGTACCTTCGACGGCAAGCAAGGCGTTTACGTCAATAACTGCCGCATCCTCAGCGCCGCGGGAAGTGACTTCGAATTCGCGCAGCACCGCCGGGTGTACAACGAGGCGCGTCGCACGCTGCGGCTCTACTTCACCGAGCGGCTATCCGCACCGGTGCAAGTAGACGCGGTGACGGGTTTCATCCTGGAATCCGAAGCGCTCGAGATTGAGGCCGGTGCGGATGCGGCAATGCGCGCCGCGCTGCGCTCTAAACCCAAGGCTTCCGGCGGTGGCATCGACGGCAAGGCCTCGCGATTCTGCAAGCTGAGCCGCACTGACAATCTGCTCTCCACTAAGACTCTCACGGTTCAAGGCGCCGTGATTCCGCTGGCCTACCCCAAGGCCATCAACATCGATCTTGGCTTCAAGAACCCGGCGCTGCAGCCGGTGGCGGCGTAATTAGATGGCACTCGACGAAAAGCGGATCAATGGCGCTCAGGTTTCCTGGGCTTCTATCAAGGTTAAGGTGGATGGTGAAGAAGTATCTGGCTTCACGGGTCTTAGCTTTGGCGACAAGCTCGAGGTGGTTAAGGCTTACGGCATGGGTAAGCACCATGCCCCACGAGGCCGCAGCCGTGGCAAGTACGTTGTCGACCCTGTCAAGCTAAGTGGCCCGCCCAGCACGATGGAGGCCCTTCGTGCAAAGCTCGCTGCACGCAGCACTGACGGCGTGAGCTACGGCCAAGTGGAGTTTCTCATCGTGGCTCAATACGTGGAGACCAACGAGATCCCGATGACTGTGGAGATCGAGCGCTGCCGCTATGTGGCGACGGTTGAAAACCGCGAGGAGAGTGCCGAAGTCCTGAAGGACGAGGTAGAGATCGATGCGATGATGATCCGTCGCAATGGTCGTACGCTGTGCGATAGCTCCGAGGGCACGCCGTAAGGCTTTCCGCTGTGGGTGCTATGCTTCTGCTATGTCCGAAGCAGCACCCGCAAGCCTTTCTCCCGAAGACGAATTAGCCGCGCTGCGCGCCAAGCGCCAAGCGCTCCGGGCCGCGCAAGATGCTGAAGCCGCCGCCCACGCCACGGCCGATGCGATCGCGAAAGAGCGTCGCGCGCTAGCCGATGACGAGGCGCGCGCCGCGGCGCGTAAGTCCGAGGGGGCGGGTAAGTATGCCGTCGTGGAGGGTATCGGTGCCGCGTCACACGATATCGTGATCCTCAAGCGCCCCCACGCGGCAGCCTTTAAGGCCTTCCAAGATAAGGAAGGCGCGAAGCTCGACGATATCGAGGCTCTCGTGAAGCCCTGCGTTATCTACCCTGACGCTGCGGCCTTTGACCGGCTCGTCACCACCGAGCAGCCTGCCGTCCTAGTGCGCTGCGCCGAAGCCGTTTGCTATCTCGCCGGCGCGCGCCGGAGCACCGAGCTGGGAAAAGCCTAAAGCTCCGCGCATCGTCGCGGCGCGACCTGGAGGCTGGCTCCACCGCGCTGCTTGCGCTGTGTGGGGCGCCGCTAGATGGCCCGTTCGCCGTGGAGGCGCGCGCGGGAGCTATGATCATTCTGGATATGGCGCACGAGTTGCACCTAATCCGCAAGCTCCTCACACCCCCGGAATCGTAGTGCTATGGCCGACAACGAGATCACTTTCGCCATGGATCTCGAGGGAAGCCTGCAGCAATCCGCAGATGCGGATGCCGACGCGCTAGAGCGTCTGAAAGACGGGATCCAGGCGTCCACGGAGCAGCTGCGCGCGATGCAACGCGCGTATAGCGTGCTCTCCAAGTCCAGCACTGCCAATGCCGCAACGGTCAAGGCGCTGAAGGATCGGATCACGGCGTCTAAAGCCGCACTCACCTCGCAGACCGAGGCGCTGGTGAAGATGAAGGGAGCTTTTGAGAAAAGCCCAAAGCCCATCCTGCAAACCGAGGCCGGCGTGAAACAGCTCCTTCAGGCCGCCGGTCAGACGCGCGGGCCCATGGGTGAGATGGTGCGCCAGCTGGGTGCCGTAAAGGGGCTGCTAGGTGCCGGCGTGATTGCCGCCGGTCTGCTGGCTATCGCAGCGGGCATGATTGCGCTCACCGCCGCTGCAGCCGGAGCCGTCGCTGCGCTGGCAGCATACGCGGTGACGCAAGCCGACGCGCGCAGGTCGGATATGCTTCGCCTCGAGGGGCTCTCCAAGTGGCGGAACTACTGGCTTGAGATGGTAACCGGTCAGCGCCGTGCGGCGGATAGCGCTGCATTCCTACAGAGCAACATCGATCGCGTTGCTGCGTCGTCGCCCCTCGCACGCGATCGCATCGCGGAGATGACCGGCGAGCTCTATAAGGCCGGGCTCCGCGGCGGTAGGCTACAGCAGGCGCTGGAAGGTCTCGCGGTAACCGAGGCTGCGCAAGGGAAGGAAGCGGGGGACATATTCAAGGCGCGCGTGATGGGCGCTACGCTCTACGGCACCAGCATCAAAAAGCTGAGCGAAGATGCAAAAGCGCGGCTAGGCGGCGTAGTGAAGGCTCAGATGCTTTCGCTGGGCGTCCAGCAGCGCAAGCTTCGCGAGAGCATCAATCACCTGTTCGATGGGATCAAGATTGAGCGGCTCCTAGAGGGGCTCTCGAAGGTCACGGAGCTGTTCTCAACCTCCACGGCTTCAGGCCGCGCGTTGAAAGCCGTGCTGGAGGTGACGCTACAGCCGTTGATCAACGCGGCCGCCGCCGGCGGGCCCCTCGTGAAACGGTTCTTCCAGGGGGTTATTATCGCGGCGCTGCTGCTGGCGATCACGGTGCTGAAGGTCCGAAACGTGATCCGCGATACCTTCGGAGGCTCCGATCTTCTGAAAGGGTTAGATCTCCAGCGCGCCGCTCTCTACGCCGGGATCGCGGTGTTCGGCGCGTTCGCTACCGTGGTGGGCGTCACCGCGGCGGGGCTAGCCGTGTTCGCAGGCCTCGCGGCAGCGGCGGCATACAGTGTGTATCAGCTGGCGCGGCCATTCATCTATGTGATCGAGCAGGGCTCTAAGCTCGCCGCGTGGGTGCTCGCGACCGATTGGCATGTGCTGGGTACCACGATCACGCAGGGCATCGCGGCAGGCATCACCGCCGGCGCCGGCGCGGTGTGGGACGCCATGAAGAACATGGGCGGCGGCGCAATCAAGGCCTTCAAAGATAAGCTGGGAATCAAGTCTCCCAGCAAAGTGGCCATGGCCGCCACGCTAGAGGTGCCGCGCGGCAGCGTGAAAGCCCTAGATGCCGGCCGGCCCATGGTGAAGCGCGCCGCGGAGCAGCTAGGCGCAGCCACGGAGGCGGGACTACGCGCCGGCGCGGAGCGCAGCAGCGGCGGTGGAGGGATCCCGGCACCGCAGCTTGCAGCGGCAGCTCCCGCGCCACGCGGTGCCGCAGCTCCACAGCGAGGCACCACCACCCAAACTTTCAACTTCGGGGATGTGATTGTCCCTGGAGGCTCGGGGCAGTCGCCGCAACAGCTCAAGGCCATGCTGCGCGAGGTGCTAGCTGAGATGCTAGAGGGCGCCACGATTCAAAGGGGCCTAAGGTAATGGGCTACAATCCCCACGATCTGCCGATAGACTTCGTGATTGTTCGCGGCGTGCCGACACCCGGAACAGCGACGGTGCAACGCGCTAAGCGGAGCATCAAAGTGGATGAGATTGGTGGCTACGGCGTCAGCGGTAGCATTCTCGTGGTGCACGGTCGGCGCCTAGTACCATTCGATATCGTGGTGAAGCTCACCACGCCGGACGAATGGGCCGAGTGGGATAACTTTAAGGAAGTGGTTCTCACCATGCCGAGCGGCATCAACGCCAAGGCGCTCGACGTGTGGCACCCCTGGCTTTCGATGCTCGATGTGCGCAGCGCCATCGTGACGGACGTGTCGCAGCCCGAGGATGACGGCACCGGGGTTTTCACCATCGTGATCAGCATGATCGAATTCCGCCGACCAAAGCAGCAGATGGCTACCCCCGCAGCGGCGGAGCAGAAGCCGGCGGAGCAGGACCCGGTGGAGATCTACATCGACAAGCTTACGAATCAGCTGCAGGAGCTGGCGAAGTAGATGGGTGAGAGCGCGTTACAAGTCAACGGGCGCAGCGTCGCGGCCGCGAAGATCTTCGTGCCCGGCGAGGGTGTGTGGTTCGCGGATCTGGATCTCGCCGATGACGCCCCGCTAACCGGCGCGGTCAGCATCACGCTGGGCGGCTCCACGCTGCGTGGCACTGTGGATGACAGCGCTTCCGGCGTGTTCGGCCTGCGGCGTCACATCCGTGTGATTGGCGGTGCCGCCGGGTGGCGCAAGGAGATCAAGCCCACCGGGTATACGAACGATGCGGGAGTGAGGGCCTCCACGGTCGCGAACGACGCGGCCAAGGCCTGCGGGGAGACGCTGGGCACTTTCGCAGGCGGTGTGGAGCGGTTGGGTAGCCACTATCTCCGCAATGCGGGGCCGGCCTCACGCACTGTCGAGGATGCGGCTCGTGGCGTCCCCTGGTGGGTGGACTACGCCGGCGTGACGCAAGTGTCAGCGCGCACCGTTACTACACCGGCACCCGAAAGCTACGAAACCATTAGCTACGATCCTCAATGTCACGCGCTGCAGCTTCGCGTGGAGGATCTGCAGTCCGTGGGGGTAGGGTCGCGCATCACGAAAGACCTTCCGGCTCCCGTAACGATCGGCAGCTTCGAGCTCCACGCCACGCCGGACACGATTCGCATGCATGCGTGGGTGGGCACGGGCCGCGGCTCGGATATCATTGACGCTCTGCGCACCATCGCGGAAAGCGCTGCGGCGGAGCGCATCACGTGGCCCTGCCGGTACCGAGTGGTAGATCTGGTGGGCGATAGGGTGGACCTGCAGATCGTAAAGAAAGGCACCGGCGCTCCGGATGCGCTGAGCGTCCCCATGTGGCCGGGTATCGCGGGGGCGCACGTGGTAAGCGCGAAAGGCGCTGAGGTGATCGTACAGTTCGTGGACGGCGATCGCGCCGACCCCATCGTGACGGGGTTCGCCGGCCGGGGAGGCAAGGGCGCAATCCCGCGGCGCTTGGTGCTGGGCGCGACGAGCGGTGACGGCCAGGATGCGGCACGTAAGGGCGACGTGGTGGAGATCCTGATTCCCCCATTCGCCTTCTCCGGCACCATCGGCGGCTCACCGGCGGCAGGGCTGCTTACCGCCGCGCTACCTCGCACGCTAGGAACCATCATCACCGGCGCACCGGGTGTGGGCATCGGGAACGACACAGCTAGCGAGTAGCTCCCGCGCGCGGCGCTACGATCGCTAGGTGATTAGCTACCTGGGACGCTTCAGCACGGCACAGATTGTGCCGATCGTCGCCAATTCGTTGGCGGGGATGATTGCAGAGCTGGAAACCCAGGTAACCGCGCTGGGCTCTATCGCTATCTCCGTAGATCCCGGGGGCTTCGCCGCGCAACTGGCGCTTGTGGGTACCATCGCCGCTGCTATCCAGGCGGCCGTTACTGCTGGCGTCACGTCCCCCACGGTATCGCTCCAAGCGGAGGCGCTGCTAGCGCTGAATGTAAAGCTTAAGGCGCTACTCGCGTTTCAGAGCATCCTCCTCCAGGGCGGGATTCAAGTGCTGCGCTATAGCGGCCGCGCCGATGACTTCGGCGCCGAGCTCACCGGCGCTATGGAAAGCCTGCCCGGCGCGCAGCCCTCGGACGCCACGCAAGGGCTAGTGCTCGTCGCTACCACGTCGGAGGCCGCGGCAGCGCTCGCGGCAGCGTTTCTCTAATGTCTGACGAAACACGCACTCTCATTGCCGCGGGCATTGCGGAGTTGGCCCGCGTTGCCACCGCGCCCCCCGAGCCGTGGCTGTACGGCCGCGACCTGGTGTGCGTCGACGACCTGACGCCCACGCTGCGCGAGACGGATCCGAGCACCACGCAGTCGCTGGCGCAAGATATCTACCACCGTATCACCACGGAGCGCGGCAGCCTGGTGGACGATCCGGACTTTGGCGAGGACGTACGCGGCTACCTCTCCACGGCTACTGATGCGCGCGCGTTGCTCTCTATCTCTGGTCGGCTCGAGGCAGAGATCCGAAAGGATGACCGTGTGGCTTCCGTGGCGGTGGAGCTCACCGGCACCACGTCTCAGCTGGACATTACGATCTCCGTCACGCCGCAGGATCCCGCGCTCGCCGCGTTCGAGATGGTGATGGCGGTTACGTCAGCCGCGGCGCTGCTCCTCGAGGTTTCGTAATGGCAACGTTCAGTATCGACGATCTTGTCACCCCCCTCGAAACCGAGGAGATCAAAACCAGCATCTACACCGCACTGGAGACCACTGGCGTTGCCACCACGCTGTGGAAGCCTGGCGCCGTAGTGCGTACCATCATCGCGATCGTGTCGATCGTGCTCCACGCGCTGAGCGTGCTGGTAAGCAACATCGCCAAGAGCGGCTTTCTGGGCCTCGCGTCCGGGGTGTGGCTAGCGCTAAAGGCGCTATACGATTACAACGAGGAGAAGCAGTACGCCACGTTTGCGGCCGGCGTGGTGTACCTCTCCAACTCCAGCGGCGGGGTCTACACGCTGGATCCCGACGAGCTGGAGGTGGCGTCTAGCATCACAGGTAAGAGCTACCGCAACACTGCTACGGTTACGCTCGGCGCGCTAGCCGCCAGCGTTCCCGTGGACGTGCAAGCCGTGGAGGCGGGCTCCGCAAGCAGCGCGCTAGCCGGTGAGATTGACCGCGTTGTTACGCCGCTTGCGGGTGTCACCGTCACCAACACCGCAACGCTGGTGGGACTGGACGACGAAACCGATGCGCAACTTCAGGCCCGCTGCAGCGCGAAGCTGGGAAGCTTCTCCCCCAACGGCCCGGCCGACGCTTACGATTACGTCGCCAAGAGCGCTGTGCGCGCTAACGGATCTCGCGTGGGTGTTACGCGGGTGCGTACCCGCCCGGATGGGCTCGGAGGGATCGATGTTTACTGCGCAACCGCCACCGGCGCGTTGACGCCGTCCGACCTAGCCGTGGTGGACGAGGCCATTCAGACCCAAGCGGCCCCGTTGGGCATCACCGCGCGGGTGCATAGCGCCACCGAGGCGCCGCAAAACATTACCTACTCGGTGTGGTGCTACAATACCACGGGGCTGCGGGAGGATCAGATCCGCGATGCGATCCGTGACGCGCTGATCGCATACATCGCGGCGCAGAATGTTGGTGGCAACGAGATTGAAGGCGCTGCCGGCAAGATCTACCGCGACGACATTCAGGCTGAGATCAGCCGCGCGCGCACTTCGGACGGTGCTGCGCTGCGCATCTTCCGCACCATCGTGCACAGCCCCGCCGCTGACGTGCCGCTAGGCGTGTTCGAGGTTCCCACGGTGGGCACGATTACCGCTACTGCGATTACTCGCGTAGCGCCCCCGCGAGGAGCGGTCTAGGCCATGGCTGCCGAGCCCACGATCTACATGTTCCGCAACATGGCCCGGGAGATCTCTCCTTGGTGGCTGCGGCAGGGCATCGCGCTACGGCTGATCTACGCGCTTGCGCTTCATCTCGACGTGATTCTACAGATGGCGGTGGAAGCGGTGCGCCGGCGCTACCCCGGCCTAGACTCCTACGATTCGCTGCCTCTCATCGGTTCGGAACGTCGCATCACGCGGGGGCGTAACGAGTCGGACGCTATCTACGCCACGCGCGTGCGGCGCTGGCTCGACGATCACCGCCTACGCGGCGGGCCCTACGCCATGCTGCGGCAGATTTATGCACACTTTGCGGCCGCGCCGTTCCTCATCACGTTGCGCTACTACTCGGGGCGGCAGTACGCCATGGATCTAGACGGCAACATTGTTCGTTCAGATGTTTCGTGGCTCCCGGATGCGGCTAGCAATCGGTGGCCGCGGTGGTGGCTGTTCTACGACTGGCCTGCCGCGGTAGTGGATGAGGGCGCCTGGGGTGACCCGGGCGATTGGGGTGACGGCGGTACGTGGGGCACCAGCCTCACTGTGGCGGAGGTGGAAGACATTCGTATCGTTCCCCGCCAGTGGAACGCCGGCCACATCATCAAGGGGCGCATTGTACTCTCTGAGGGTACCACAGAGCTGTGGGGCGACCCTGGCGCGTGGGGCGATCCCGGCTGGTGGGGTCCAGAGAACTACGCTGCAATCGATGTGCAGTAGCGCCTAGCGCGCCGCGGCTCCGGCTATAGCAGGCGCTACGATCCTGCTAGCATGTCCGAGATTCTAGTAGAGGATGGCTCCACCTATCCTGCGTCCGTAACGGTCCCCGAGGATGGGGATGCGCGCAATGCGGCCTCCGTGGTGGTGGGCTTTCAGGCTCTCGCTAACCGCTGCGCCTACATGTTTGGTAAGGTGATTGACGCGCTGGTGAACGGCGGCACTTGGCTCATCGGAGGCGAGAGCACCGGTCTAACGCTCGATCTCTCCAACGGGATGATCAAGCTCATCGGTAACGATGATCACAACATCCACCTAGGCGGCCTCAACGGCTCGCCCGGCGGCGTGCAGTTTTTCGCTAACGGGAACATGGCCGGCCATATGTTCACCGCCGGTCGCACCGGACGCGCGAATCACAAGATCGTCAATCTCGGCACATCATCGAATCAACTAATCTCGCCACTCACGCACGACACCTTTGCGTATCTGACGGGCGCCGACATTGAAGTGCAAGTGTCCACGGCTGAGGCCGATCTGGAGGACGGAGACCACTTCAAAGTAATCAACAAGATCACCTCCTCCGGCACCATCACAGTAAAGAACACTGCCGGGGTAACACTGCACGTGGTGCCCCTTCCGTCCGGCGGCATGCCGGCGATTCGCGGGTACACCTGGCACGCGGCCACCTCTTCATGGGTGCTCACCAGCTGGGCCGTCGCGTAAGGGCCATGGCTAACGTACTAGATGGTCTGTTTGGCGGGGTGCGCCGGATTCTCAAAGACGGCACGGAGCAACCCTTTCACCCGGTTTTGAATCTCAAGGGTGAATGGGTTGTGGCGGAGGGTACCGACGGAGACGGGAACCCCACGGTAGAGCTCACACCACCGGCCGGGGCAGTCACCACCACCACTAGCCTCGCGTTTACGCAACCGGCGGTTAACAGCAACGTGGCCGTCACGTTCGGCTCTACCGCCGGCATGGCCGCAGGGGCGGTCCTGTATATCGAGGATGGCGGTTACTACCAGATCGTCAGCATCGCAGACGCGACGCACGCGACACTGAAAAACCTTGGCTACACCGGTAACGCGGCGCCAGCGGCCACTGTTCCGTCTGGCGGAGATGTGATTCCAGGCGGCGTGCAAGGCCCTGCTGGTGCTTCTGGCGTGGTCGGTAACGCGCAACCCTCACTCCGGATCTTCACGGTGGACGGAGTTCAGAACATCGCGAGCAACGCGGAAAAGAACCTGACGGATTACCCGTACAACGCAAAAGCGTCTGTTCAGGTCACGACTGGCACGGGTGTGTCCGGCTCGCCAGTAGTCACGCTCGCGAGCGCGATTGACTTTGCCAATCGTGACGGCATCTTTTTGTCGAATGCCGGCCCTGCCGTCGATCTGATCACACCAGCGGCGCCTGTCGCCAGCGTTCGCGGCACGGCCGGCGCAACGCTCCGCACCTACTACTGTGTCGGCATGTCCGCCATGTACGGCACCCCGATCGGTTCTGCCGGCGTTGCGGTAGCGAACACTAACGCGACGCTAAGCGAAACGGATTACGTTCGGATCACGCCGCCCATGCTGGCGTTCGTAGACGGCTACGTGCGCAGCAACGTACCGAACTTGGCGGCGTTTCCTGTCGCGCAGACTAATCGCACATACATCGCAACAGATCGCGTGGTTCTGATCGGGCAAACGAACCCCGCCGAGAACGGGATCTATACGGTCGGCGCTGTTGGAGCAGGTACCGCAGCACTCACACGTGCTAGCGACTTCGACTCGGCCGCCGAGGTTACAGCCGCGTCCGGTTTCTTCATTCCAGTGCGTTCGGCAAAGTCGTACGGCTCGGGCTTCGCGGGCGGCCCGCGCATGTTGCAGGTCACTAGCGGCACGGTAACCACGCTCGGCGCCGACCCGATCACGTTCTCCGAAAGCGTCGAGTGGATCCTTATCTACGCGCTCGACTCGCGCACGGCCGGGCTCAAAAAGATCATTGGCTCGATCTGCACACGTACGACTTGGTACACCGAACCAGCAGCTCCGGTGTTCTGTTTCGACGACACCGGCGCGACGTTCCCGGGCGTAGATAACTTCATCCCGAACACACTCCCCACAGCGGCCATGCGGGAGTCTATCGTGGCGCGCATCATTGCGGGCGCGGGCACGACCTCGATCACGCTAGATCGAAACGTCTCGGCGACGGGCGGATACTACATCAGGCACGATAACAGCCTCGCGATCCAAGAGGCCTTCGACGCGGCGAGCGCGAACGGTTCGAGTGTCGGCGGGCGTTTCCTTCTGCCGAGTAACACCGCCAGCTATTGCTGCTATGCGACGATCGAGTGCGACAAGCAGCACAACGTGCGCGGCGACGGTCCGAACAACTCTGTAATCGGTTTCGGCCCGGGCAAAGGTCTGCGAATCCGCGGTGCCACTGTCAGCCGGTACGGTAGTGCCGGCACTGACGCCACGTTCTCCCGCGTCGGCTTCGTAGGCTTGAATACCTGTCTACCAGCCGGCGGAGACTTCGTTGCGCCGCCATACGACGGACATGGCGGCACGTACGACGGCGCGACGCAGCTCTACACGGGCGGTGCTTACACGGACACGCGCAGGCTTAGCTACGTCAAGGGCGCAATGGTAATGCTGCAGACGCGCGCCAGGCTCGAACAGGTGCGAGTCTCGATCTGTCGCGGCAACGCTGTCGTGGTGTCGGGCACGAGCGACGACGACGGAACCAATGCGAACGACTTCGCTTTTAACACGTTGCGCATCAGCTCGGCAACTGACGGACACGGCGTAGTAGTCACGGGCTACGACGCAAGCGCGGGGCGCTGTCATGATGTGTTAGTGACCGGCGCGGATCAGGCCGGTATCTGGGATGACGGCTTTACCGGCTCTTACTGGACGTTTCCGCACACCGAATCGTGCTACCTAGCAGGTTGTTGCAGCTCGCAGGCGAGTACGTCAGCGTTTTTCGGTGGGTATCTCGAGGGTGGCATGCTGGCGTTTCGCCTACGTACGGGTGCGACGTGGATCGGCGGAAACCCGGGCACGCTGGTAGATAGTAACGGCGGATACGTCTCGGTCGGCGGCACGCTTCGCCCTGGAGTTATCTACAGCGTCGGCACCACACCGAATCGCGTATACCGCAAGTTTGGCGAAACGAGTGTCAGCTCAGATATTATCGGGCGGACATACACGGAGTCACCCTATGCGACTTTCGGGCTGTTCGAGCGCTGGAACGCTCTTTCTACGGTACGATCATTCGAGTGGTATTTCGATATCTCGGCCTATGTCTCGTACCGGATCGCCGCCACTTCAGCCAAGATCTACGGCGGTGTCTGGACGCCGCGCGGCATCCTGCAAGGTCCCGAAGATACAGCGCGACGCGCCTGGCGCGCCGTGAATGGCGTTCCGGGCACGACGCTAAACCATACCTACGAGCCCGGAGACTTCCTCGTAGACATTAACACTGGTCGGCAGATCCAAGTGCGCGCGCGCTGCGTCTCGTCTAACGAGGTTTGGGCAGCCGCGACGGGCTACCGCGTTGGTACGGTGCTTGTGCCGACCAGCAACAACGCACTTAACCGCGGCTTCGTTTGCACGGTCAACGGCACGTCTGGCGGCGCGCAACCTAACTGGGATGCGGTTGCGGATAACGGCACGGTAACGGACGGCGGCGCCACCTGGATGGCCTGGGGCACGACCGGCAGTGCCGTCCCGAACTTTGATCTGCCGCTTGAAGCGAAGAACGGGCCGAACCTCGTAGACACTAACCCGACACTACAGATCGGAAACGGCGCTCGCTACTGCCGGCGCGCGGGTGTGCAAACCGCACCGCGGACCGCAACGCTCGGCGTGACGGGAGTCGAAGACGGCGACATGATGATTATCGAGTGCGAGGCGCACGCTACGCACACGCTCGCGTTCGTAGATGGCGGCTCTAGCGGTCTCACGCTGTACACGGTACCGGCCGCGCGCGCGGAGGTAGTCAGTTTTCGTTACGACCTAGCCGCTACACAGTGGAAGTTCGCCGGGAAGGTGCGTGCGTAATGAGGTTTGGACTCGGCATCGGACTAGGCTTGTTGTCGCGCGGCCCCACCGCGCCACCTGTGAATCCAGTAACGAGCGGCTTGGTTCTCGAGCTCGATTCGTCGGACACCTATCTAACCTACGACGGGTCTAACAGAATCTCGGCCTGGAACGACAAGAGCGGCGCGGGTAACCACGGCGCTAGTGCGGCCGGTCTTCCGCTTCGGGTGCCGAACGCGCTCGACGGCAAGACCGCCGTTCGTTTTGACGCCGCGAGCACGCGAATCAGTAGGGCTACGCTGGTAGGCGGCGCGCGGGGTGTCGCAAGCACGGTTGTGCTTGTGCTAAAGAAAACGACCAACACGGGGGCTCAGGTGCTGTGCTCTGACGTGTCCACGGGCCTGGCCTACGTCGTGCGCACCGACACCCTCAACTGGGGGATTCAGCAGGGCACGCAGCGCAACGAGGCGGGAAACACTGCGAACACGTCCCCGCATATCGTGATCGCCACCTTCGACACAACCGACACGCTGCACGTAGATGACATGACAACCCCGTTGATTAGTGCCGATGCCGGCACCAATACCGGCAACGGCTGGATCCTCGGGAGGGCGTCCGTGGGCGGCATCTTCGACTGCTTCGCACACCTGATCTACGACCGCGCGATCTCGGCCGGCGAGCGCGCAGCCCTAAAAACATACTTGCGGCAGGTTTATCCCAGCCTGCCCGCCTAGGCGCTAGGATCGTTTCATGGCTCGGGCGCCGGTTTCAGACTCACAGCACGTCGGATACGACCTAAAACAATTCGCGGCCGGCGGGCCGTACAACCTTGTCGCCGAGGGTGAAACCGGCTGCTGTGCGCGGAAGATTGTCATGCTGGCTGCAGGTAATCTGTCGTCGTGCATCAACGCGAGCGGGACCGACCGGCCGCAAACCGGTCTATCGGCCGGCGATGTGATCGAGGCTGATATTCAGAGTGTCACCAGCACCGCGGCATTCCGGGCCTACTGGTAGCCCGGGCAGCCTAGCTTTTGCATGCCTTAGCCGCCGCGCGGCGCTGAGCTTCGAGCTCCTTCAAAGCACGCATCGCATCCTCAAGGTAGAGGCGCAGCCGGGCGCATTCGTCCGCCATCGCTTGGCTCTCCCGCTTCTTCGCGCAGATGGGTTTGGCCTCGGCCATCACCTCCTCGATACGTGCCCCGGCCTCCCGGATCTCTTGCTCCAAGCGGCGCGCCGCGGTGCACGCCTCCGGCTCCGAAGGCTCCCCAACTGCAGGCCCAGCGAGGAGTAGCACTGCAAACGTGAATGCGATCCCTCTCATACCTGCAAGTCTAACACGTTCCGTGGCGACGCGCCTTCTGTACCTCTGGCGTACCTGCTGTGCTGCGTCTGACGCTACGCCGTGGCACCGCACGGACGATTTTCTCGATGTTTTTGGGGTGAGTAACGGGGATCGAACCCGCGACAACCGGAGCCACAATCCAGAGTTCTAGTGGCTATTCCTCGGGTAATTCCGAGGTGTTAGCCACAACCGGCTAGCGCTGGTGTACCTCAGGTGTACCGTCGCGCTTCCTGCATGACCAATCTTCCCAGATCTTCCGGCTCCACGCGAGCGTAAACCAGCTCGGCCATTCGGGCATCGGTGTGGCGGAGCATGGGGCCGATGAGGGCGGGGCTGACGCCTCGCGCGCGGAGAATCTTACCGTGGGAGCGGCGCAAGTCGCGGGGTGTGACGCGAGGGAGGCCGGCGCGCTTACATGCGGCCGCCATGTCGCGCACCGCGTTACCCCATGGGGGGAAAGACCCGTGCGCCACCAGCCACGCCCGCGGCGCCTCCAGGAGCTCTCCGAAAAACGGCAACACTGGAATCTCGGCCCACCGTTTCGGATTCTTGGTGCCGCGAACCAGTACCGTACGGCTGCAATGCTTGGCGGTACCCAGATCCCATCGCTCTGCGCGTTCGACAGCACTCCAATCCGCGCCGGTGGCGACGATGTACGCGATCGTTGCGGCGCGCCCGGGGGCCCTCGGAAACTGCGCCATGAGCAGCCGCACCCCCTCCAACGGCAGCCACCGGTTCAGCGGCTCGTAGGTCCCGCTACCGCTGGCGGGCAGCACCGCTTCTAACGGCCGATGGTACCACCCGCGACGCAGAGCGAAGCGGAGGATATGCCGCAGGGTGCCGAGCTCCTTATCCACGGTGCGCGCCACCACGGTGCGACGCGCATGCTTGCCCACCGCCTCCTTCCGGCGCACGGCTATGTAGCGATCTACGGCGGCGGCATCCAGGTCCGCCAGTGGCAACTCGTCGCCCAAAAGTCGTGTGATGTGCCCGATGTGGTAGCCGTACATCTCCAGCGTTTTGGGGCTGGGCGGCCTGCGGCGATTGCTATCGGTGGGTGTAAACTCTAGCCACGTGGAGCAGACACTGGAAAGGGTAAGCTCACTCGCGGCAGCGTATGCCGGATCTTTGGCTTTTCGGTGGATACGCTGCGCAGCGAGTTCAGCCGCAACTGGGTCTCGCGTTTTGAGGCTGAAACGCTTGCCTTCGAATTGGATCCATGCGGTGCCATTGCGCCAGTAGACCCCGAGTTTCGATCGCTTTGCGCGCATGTGCCGGGGATCATGCACGTGGCGAGGTGCGCGGCAAGCGCATCAGCCGAAACGCGTAAAATCCGTCCCATCTTCAGCCGGGGAAGCTTTCGGATCAGCGCGAACGCAGCGCTCCTCGAGATCTGCAGCTTCGCCGCTACGTCCGCCGCGGTGAGCCACTCGGAGTCGCTCATGGGATCGGCGCCACCTTGCTGTAGCCATCCAGACAATCGCCGTGCCCGAATGGCACCGAGCACCCCGACACGATACCCCACGCGGCGCCGTTGGTGTCCAATACCGGGCTGCCGCTCCACCCCTTGCGGATCGTGATACTGGTGGCGCGCCACCCAAGACCAAGATCACCGGTGACACGCCCCGAGGATCGCGCCCCGAAGTAGCTGCTCACCGAGCTAGCCAGCGCCATGCTCATTGGCGGCGCCGCCACGGCCAGCGGCACGAGATCCCCAGTCTCCTCTGGGCGTAGCAGCGCCTGATCCATCCCCTCTGACACCATCACTACTTCGGCGTGGCTGAACCCCCAGCCGGAAGGAGGGATGTAGGCCACCGCGCCCCCGGGACTCACGCCGTGTAAGCAGTGCGCCGCCGTGACCAGCAGCGTCTCACCCCCGCGTAGCACCGCGAATGCGTTGCAGTACGCATACCACTTCGGGGCCATGTCCTCGTAGGGGTCAGCTTTGGGCTCCACTATTGTCACCACACTGTAGCCTTGCGGCTCGTTTGCCCACGGCGATCCCGAGGGGGAGGGGGCACATGCTATGAACATTGCGGCCAGCGCCGCTGCTAATCGCGCCATATTACTACGCTGGCCATGCGGCCTAGCATAATCAAGGCCTAGCAGGCGCGGTGCTATGCTTTTGCTATGACTTTGATACGCCCAGCGGTTTTAGAGGCCTGGCATAGGTTCTCGGAACCCCTCGAGGGGCGTGTTCACTCGATGTATCTGGACATTCTGGGTCTAGTGACCACGGGCGTGGGGAATCTTATAGATACCGAGGGGCAAGCCGCCGCGCTGCCGTGGATCCACGAAGCCACCGGCGTACCCGCAACCCGCGCGGAGATTGTGGCGGCCTGGCGGGCCCTGAAGGGTTCCCAGCACCTAGCGAAGCTCCACTGGCGCTACGCCGCGAAGCTCAACGATCTGCGACTCACGGATGCCGCGATCGATGCGCTGGTCGCCTCGAAGCTGCAGCAATTCGCAGAGCACATGCAGTCCCGCCACTTCCGTGACTTTGCCGAATGGCCGGCGGACGCGCAGCTAGGAGCCCTCTCGATGGCCTGGGCTTGTGGCCCCGGGTTCCCGGTGAAGTTCCGAAACTTTGCGGCAGCTGCAGTGGCGCAGCGGTGGGTGGACGCCGGCGCGTGCTGCAAGATCCGTGAGATCGGAAACCCCGGCGTGGTGCCGCGTAACCGCGCTAACGAAAAGTGCTTCGCAAACGCCGCGATTGTCACCGAGCATGGCATGGATCGTGAGGAGCTCCACTGGCCTGCGATGCTACTGCCGCCGGTGGTGATTCGAGCGGGGGGCTCCGGCGATGCGTAGCGATCCCGAAGCTTCGCGTGACACCATCCCCGCGCCGGCGCCCATCCCCGAGGAGACACCCCCGTGGGCGGTGTTTCTGATTGGCGAGGTGCGGGAGCTCAAGGCTGCGCTGGTGGAGACCAGCGATCTGGTGATCCAACATACCGCGGAGATGCAAGGGCTCAGCACGCAGTGCAAGCGCCTGGAGCTCGCGGTGTTGTCGCTAGAGGGAAAGGCTATCACCGCTGACGAGCGCCTAAAGCCCCTGGAGGGTGTGGTGCTGCCGATCTTGAAGGAGGCCGCGAATGGGTAACGAGCGAGGTTCGGCGCGAGCGCGCCAGGATTCCGCCGGCGAGGGGCTGTTGCTCGCCACGCTGCAGGGTGTGCAGGGCCAGCTGGTGGCCATGGATCAACGTTTCCAAGCTGGGATCGCCAGCCTCGAGGCCCGTGCGGATAAGACGGAGGAAGCCGTAGCGAAGATCACGGCCACCTGGAAAGATCGGCTGGTTGAGAAGATCGGCGCCGTGCTGCTCGCGGCCCTCTCCACGTTCGCAGCCGTGCGCATCGCCACGCCGGCGCCAGAGCCGCAGCGCACCGTGATTCAGCAGAGCGAGCTTCAGGTGAAAGCCGATCTCTGCTTCCGGCGCGCTAACGGCTCCGATGCCATCTATGTGCAGTGCATGGCTAACGATGTGGTGGCGCCCAATAGCCCCGGCGCCCGCGAAGTGGCCGAGACGCACTAGCTGAGATTGCGCAGCCGCGCCGCGTCGCGCTTGCGCGCCCACACTTCTAGCTCATCCCGGTGCGCCGCTAGTAGCCGCCTCGCAGCCGCCACCGCATCGAACGGCTGCGCGTCCCCGGGGATGAGCTCCGCGCCGCAAAGCCCCAGGCTAGCAAGTTGCGGATCGAGGATGTAGACATGGCCGTCCGCCAGCGCAAGACACACCGTAGCCGGCCCGTCGAATACCTCGTTCAGGTAGCGCAACTCTCGCGTGAGGCCGCGTAGCGTCTTCGGCTTCACGGCTCACCTCGCCCCTGCTGCTTTGGCGATCCCGATGGCCGTACGGATGGCGCTGCTGAGCGTCCGCTGCGTGTAGGAAGATGCGATCCCTTTCTCGTGCTGCAGCTTGAAGGTGATCGTTCCGTCCGCCCGGTGGCTCGCGTCGATCACCCGCCGCTCCACCGGATTCGCCGCTAGCCACTCCGCCAGCAGGTCAAGGGCCTCCGCGTCCGTTACCGGCGCGTGGCTCAACTCACCGCCGGACGCATCCGCGGCGCTATTCGTATCCCCAGGTTTCTTGCTAGATGCCATGGCATAGCGATCTAGCGGATCTAGCATGCTATGCAATCTCTTTTTCCGTCGCATCCCGTAACTCCCCGAATATCCCCGATTCTTCGTTGCTCTTAGGCCCGGCGGCCGACATAGCGCGCGCTATACTTGCTATGGTGCGCCGGGCTGCTGCGTCGTTCGCTGCTCTCCTTCCGATGCCTCCCGGCGCACCACCTACCCCAACGGAGCAGCGGTAATGGGCAAACTGGTATCGGAGATGACGCGCGCTGAGCGCGAAGCGGAGCGGCAACGTCACAAGGAGAAACGCGCTAGGGCGCGAGGGGAGGGCGGCACCCTGTATCGCATCCTCGTGATCCCTGACTGCCACCACCCCTACGCTGACGCACTGGCGTGGAGCACCTGCCTGGCGGCTGCCGCGACGCTGCGCCCGGATTGCGCCGTAATCATCGGGGACTTTCCCGATTGCTACGCCGTGACGAGCCACACCAAGGATCCCCGGCGCCGCAAGCCGCAGCAGATGGCCTGGGAGATGGATCGGACGAACGAGGAAGCCGATCGGCTGCAAGCCATTGGCCTCGACCGCGTGGAATACGTGGAGGGGAACCACGAGACGCGGTTGACCCGCTTCATCGCGGAGCATGCCCCCGAGCTCGACGGCATGGCGGGCCTCACGGTGCGTGAGCAGCTGCGCGTGGATGCGCGCGGGTGGGGCTGGACGCCGTATAAGGAGTCGCTGCGCATCGGCGAGATGAACTTCACGCACGACGTGGAGCGCTGCGGCGTGAATACCGCTCGCCAGTCCCTCCAGGACTATGGCCATAACATCACCATCGGCCACTCCCACCGAGCTGGTATAGCATACGCGGGGAACACCGTAGGTGAAACCCATGTGGGGCTAAACGTTGGGTGGCTCGGCGATTATTCCTCCGTGGACTACCGGCACCGCGATATGGCCCGCCGGGAGTGGCAGCACGGCTTTGGGTGGATCTCCCAGACGCCGGACGGCGTCTCCTGGGCACAATTCATTCCCATCATAAACGGCCGGTGCGTCGTGGACGGCACGTTGGTCTCAGGGCGCGGCTATGGGCGACGGCGCGCGGCCTAGCATCCGCATCCGGCGCGTGGAGCTCGACGATCCCCGGCTGGTGGAGGCTGGGGATCTCGATGCGCGGCTGTTCGGTGATCGCTACGACCAGCCCGGCGCGGAGTGGTGGATAGCAGAGCGTGAAGGGCAGCTGGTGGGCTTCGGCGGCGCGAAGCTGTGGGAGCCTGACGGCCGGGTGTTCCTATGCCGCGCTGGGGTGGCTCCGGAAGCGAGAGGGCAGGGGCTTCAGAAGCGGCTTATCCGGGTGCGCGTAGCGTGGGCGCGCAAGATAGGCGCCACCGGCTGCTACACCTACACGATCGACAACCCGGCATCGCAAAACTCGCTGATAGCGTGTGGGTTCCGGACGTTTTCTCCCAGCTATGCCTGGGGCGGCAGCGAAGCGATCTACTGGTTCCGAGACTTCTAGCGGCCGCTGCGGCGTAGCGGGGCACGTCCCGCAATGCTGCATCTAGCATCGCGCTACGGTGTCTCACGGTGGCGCAATGCCTCGCGATGAGACAGGTGCGGCAGCTAGCGCAGCGTCGTAACCTCGCGATAGCATTGGGCTTACATTGTGCGCATTTTTACTATTGCCCCCGGCGTGGCTATTGCTAGGGTCCCGACGAGGGATGATGAAAACCACCCATCACGCCATGAACACCAAGAAACCAGATATGCAAACGATGATCGCTTTCGAGCTCGCCAAGCGTGGGCATACGGAAGCGCTAACGCCCGAAGTGCTCGCGAAGCTCGACACGCCAGATCTCCTGGCGCTCCAGAATGCAGGGATTCCGGGAACCCCCAGCGCGCAACGCGGCTCCGGCACCCGGCAGAACGTCCTAGCCGCTATGCGTAACCGCAATGGCATCACGGTGCGCGAAGCGGTGCTGAAGGCCTGCAGCGCGGAGGCGCTCACCTCAGCGGAGGTGATCGATGCGCTGGAGAAGCTGCGCCCCGGCACACCTACACCCACCACACGCGCGGAGATCAAGCGGTTGGAAGTGGCGGGGAGCCTCGTGCACTCCGGGCCGCAGATCGGAGGCCGGTACCGCACGATTCCGTCGCTCCGCAGCTAGAGGGCTTCGGCCTTCATAGCGGCGGGGGCCGAAGCGCTGGAAGGAGAGCCGAGGAGCTCCTGTCGGCGCTTTTCTTTTTGTTGCGTCTAGCGGCTTGACGGGTTGCTATGCGTTGCTATATCTAGCGGACCTAGCAAGGAGCCCGCTATGCGAGAGAGCAACGCCCCGAAAACCGATCCCGCCCCGGCCGACCAAGAGGCACCGGTAAGCGGGCACCGCAGCATACTAGCCCGCGCGGCGCTGGATAACGGGGTGCGCCCCGATGACGTGCGTGCGTACCTGCAGGGCGGGCTGACGCAACGGGCGGTGGCGCTATGAACAGCGGAGCTCGGAGCCGCGGAGCGAACAACCCGCGCACTCCTCGCGGCACCGTGGGGTGGCTCTACGATTCCTCGAAGCATGGCACCTTGTGCTACCAGCCGGGGGACAAGCGGCCACGCGCTGAGCGTCGCGAGGGAGCACGGCGCGCGGCGAAAGAGATGCGTGCGGCGATGCGCGCGGGGCGGAGCTCGTGAGCGCTGCCGAAAAGCTGGCTCCCGCAGAGCGCGTGTGGAGCCCGATGCAATCCGCCATCTTCGCGGCTATCGAGAATCCCGCCGGCGGGAACCTGGTGATCGAGGCCCTCGCGGGGACGGGCAAGAGCACTACGCTTGAGGAGTGCGTGAAGCGAACGACGGAAGGTGAATCCGTGCTGGTGTGCGCATTCAACAAGCCCATCGCTGATGCGCTGCGTCCGCGGATGCCGAAAGATGTGACGGTCTCCACGATCCACGGATTCGGCTTCAAGGTTCTCGGGGCCTCGGCTCCCGCGCGCCTCGAGGTGGGGAACTACCTCCAGGACATGGCGAAGGAAGTTATCGGCCGCGGGTGGGATTCCCGCGAGGCTCGCACTGCCGTGGTGAAGCTCTGCAGCGCTGCGAAGGGGCAGCTGTATACGGCCGATCAAGGTGCCGATGCGCTGGACGCGATAGCCGATGCGCTGCAGATCCAGTTTCCCCGTCGCGGGTGGGATCGCCGGCGGCTCGTGAACGTCGCGCGGCAGATGCTCCGCGTAGCGCAGCAGCGCGGCGGCCGAGTGGTGGACTTCGACGATATGATCTGGCTCCCCGTAGTGCGGGGCCTCGAGATCCCACGCTTCAATTGGGTGTTCGTGGATGAGACGCAGGATCTCAACCCCGCGCAGCTGGCGCTGGTGAAAGCCGCGGGGGATGGGGGGCGCATCGTCGCGGTGGGTGATCGCCGGCAGAGCATCTATGGCTTTCGCGGCGCGGACCCGGAAGCCATCCCGCGGATGATCGACGAGCTCGCCGCAGAGACCCTACCGCTTAGCATCACCTATCGATGCCCGCAGCGCGTGGTGCGAGAGGCCAACTCGCTGGTTCCCGAGCTGCAGGCCGCGCCAGGGGCACCGGATGGCATCGTTCGCAATGCCACCGAGGAGGCCTTGCTACGTGACGCGGCACCGGGTGACATGGTTCTCAGCCGCACCAACGCGCCCCTTATCTCCCTAGCGTTTCGGTGGATCGCGCTAGGCCGCCGCGCGATGATCCAAGGCCGGGATATCGGTGCCGGGCTTGCCGCGTGGATCGAAGCCTCGGGATGCGGCACCGGGTTCGGGAGCATCCTCCGCCTACAGCGCGCCGTGGAGGAATGGCGCCGCGAGGAGATGGCTCGGCTGGAGGAGTTGGAGCGGGACACGCAAGCCGTGGAGGATCGCGCGGCGTGTCTGCTAGCGCTGTGCGAGGGCCGCACGGATGTCGCGGACGTGTTGCAGCGCATCGCGGCGCTGTTCGGGGATGCGAACCCGGAAGGGGCGATCCTGCTCAGCAGCACTCACCGCGCCAAGGGCCTCGAGGCTCCGCGGGTGTGGCTACTGCGGGACACCTACTGCGTGCGCCCCGGGCTGGAGGAGGAGAACCTGCTGTATGTCGCGATCACGCGCAGCAAGGGGGAGCTGATCTACGTCACCGCCGGCGATGTGCCGGGCACCGATTCTGAAACGTCCGAGGAAGAAAGAGAGCAAGAATGAGCAACCAAAACAACGAAACCGAGATCGAGAGCACCGAAACCCTCGACCAGCTCGAGGCCGTAATGATGCAGGGCAAGGCCGTGGCTGACGCCGCGCGCGCTGCGCATCCCAGCGTGCCGTTCGCGCGCCTCGCCAACATGCTGCAGATGGCGGCCGACTGGGCGCGGCAGCAAGCGTGGTGCGACGAGTGCGAGAGCGGCGAGAACCGCCAGAAAGATGCGGACGGTGAGGAAGTGATCTCGCTGCTCCGCAACCGAACCGAGCAGCAGATCGGTTTCATGACGATGCTCGGCCTAGCGCCCGCATTCCTGGGGTTCTACGGCTCCAATCCGGTGGCGGAGCTGGTGCGCGCCGCGAAGGAACACGACTCCACGCGCCGCGTGGCGGACTACATCGCGGGGAATCTCCTCACCGCGTTGGAGCGCGAAGCGGGCATCGAGATCGCCACCATCGCGGCGGCCTTCATGGCAGACACTGCGATCCTGGGCGTTACGATTCGCGACCCGGAGAATGCGGAAACGATCTTGGCCCGCGTGGCCGAGGAGCGCGCTTCGCTGGCCGCCGCACTGTCAAAAACGGCTGCAGAGCTGAACGACGAGGAGTCTGTAGAGTCCGGGCCCGTCGTTCACTGAAGCCGTAGCGGAGAGCCGGAGTCCACATGTTGCAAGCCAAGCGCCGTTCGATGTTTTACACCTGCCCGGTGTGCGGCGCTTGGCCCCACATAGCTACTCGTGAGTGTACAGGGTGCGAAGGCGCCCGGGGCGGCATAGCCGTCCTTTTGGAGCGGAAAGCATTGGATAGCGATGCGCCGGCTGCGGCTGGAGAGGGCGGTGCAACTCCGCCTCCTATCCCCATCGAAGCGCTGCAGTAGCACTTGCAAAAAGAAGGAGTTTCGAGATGGCCATTCGTAATGATTGGGGTGCGGAAGTGTCGGCCCAAGAGGTTTTCGATCACGCCGTGCGGCACATGTTAGAGCAGACTGAACGGTGCGAGGACGGCGAGGCGTGTGTGTATCGCGGCCCGAAGCCCGGCATGGCGTGTGCGCTAGGCGCCTTGCTGACGGACGCGGAAGCTGCTGCGATCGGCGATCACGGTTGCAACGGTGCGACCGCCTACGGGCTGCGCGAGGGGTCGCTACTGCCGGCGCGTCTGCTCCCGCTCTTTGAGCTAGTGCGCCAGCTGCAGGGCGTCCACGACGGCTGCAACGTGCGACCGCTTACGCCGGATTACATTACCAGGCTGCGCTACATAGCTGCAGACTTCACGCTCTCGGACGCCGTTCTGGAGGCCCGTTAGCCCATGAGCTCCAAGCTGCTGCTCCGCGCGACGCCGGGGGGCGCCTCATGGCTGTGCGACGCAATCCCCCTCGCATACGAGGAAGCGGGGCGGCAGCAATTCGGGGCGATGCCAGGGATCACGTGGGTGAAGAACCGCAACGCGCCTAACGGCCGCGGCTTCTATCGCGGGCCCCGGGAGGCAGTGGAGATGGTGGCAAGCCTCCTCGAGTCCGCGGGGGTTGTGAAGGTGAGCAGTGAGCTCCCGCCGGCGCCGTACGGTTTCGGCGTTGCGCGTCCTGAACGCGGCTGGCCTGCCGGGTTTCGCGATTACCAATGCGACGGCGCCGCATGGTGCGCCTACATGCTCCGCACCGAGGGCGCCGCGCTGCTCGCTGACGAGATGGGTATCGGGAAGAGTGCTCAGGCCCTCGCCGCCGCAACTGCGCTCAATACCGAGCATGCCGTGGTGGTGGCCCCCGCGATCACGCGCTCCGGATGGTTGAAACAGCAGCAGCGCTGGGCGCCAGGGCTGCAGCTCGAGGTGTACAGCTACGAGGCGTTTACCAAAGTGGTGAAGGGTGGCGCGATCCTACCAGTGTTCGCACCGCTGCTCATCGTAGATGAGATTCACTACGCCTCGAATCCCAAAAGTCAGCGAAGCAAAGCCCTCGCCGCGTGGCGTGCCGCCAACCCAGCAGCGCCGATCCTCGGCCTCACCGGCACGCCCATGACAGCCGAGCCGCGCGACTTGTGGCACCCATTGAACCTCCTTTGGCCGGGGCGGTTCGGTACCCAATGGCAATTCGAAAAGCGTTACTGCGATGGCCGATGGGTGGAGATCCCCAACGCGCATAAGACCGTCTGGAGCGCTGACGGCTGCAGCCGCGCCGAGGAGCTCGCGGCCCGACTAGCGCGCGTGATGCTCCGCCGCACGAAGGCCCAAGTGGCCCTGGAGCTCCCGCCACGCGAGCGCGTGATCGTGGAGGTGGAGATCCCGGTGGTGGCGCGTCGCGCGTTGGCCAAGGCTGCGGTAGCGCTGGACGGCAGGGCGGGTGTCTCGAGTCTCCTTTCCAATATCGAGGAATACAAGATCGAGGAGGCCTGCGAGTTGGCAGAGCAGGCCCGCCGCAACGGGGAGCGCGTGCTGCTGCTCACCACACGCCGCGAGACGGCGGAGGTGCTGGGGAAGCGGCTCAACGCGCCCAGCGCGGATGGCTCGGATTCGGTGGCCGCCCGCGAGCGACTGTTAGCTAACGCACCGGTGGCCGTGGCTACCCTTTACTCCGTCTCCACCGGTGTGGATTATCTCTCCGGGTTCTCCACGCTGATCATGGTGGGGCTCGATTGGCTCCCCTCCGTGGTGCTCCAGGGTGAATCCCGCGTGCATCGCATCGGCAGCGATCGGCCGGTCACGATCTATTATCTCATCGGGCGCGGCACGTTGGATGAGGTGGTGCGTGAGCGGGTGATCGAACGGCTGGACACATTCGCGGAGCTCACCGGCGGTGACGCATCGGGAGGCTTCGGGGACTCGCTACGCGGTGGCTCGGAGGAAGAGCTGCTGGCGAGCATTGTTGCGGCGGTGGCGGCGTAGCCATGCCCCGCGCCCGTGAGTCCTGGGATCCCTCCGTTCGCGCGGAGCTAGAAGAGGAGGGGAGAGTCATGATCAACGCGCTACGCGAATTCCTGGGCCTCGCCCCTCTCTACGGCGCGGACCCGCGAAGCGGCAGCAGCACACCGCAAACCTTTCCCGCACCGTGGGTGCAGCAAGGCGCGCAACGTGAGTGAACGAATGTGGAGCCGCAGCGGGGGCGGAGCCCACGGAGCCGAGCCGCGCGATGCGGATGCGGAGCAGCTGGATTGGGATGAGCGGGTGCGCGAGATCGTCCAACCCCCCTGGGTGCTGGACGCGAAGGAGATGCTGGCGCGCGCATCCCTGAAAACCCTCTTCCTCGCGGAGGATGCGATCCCCGCGGGAGCTATCACGTTGATCTGCGGGGCGCCAGGATCCAAAAAGTCGTGGCTGGCGTACGCGCTAGCTCTCTCCGTCGCCCAGGGGACCGATTGGCTGGGCGCGGAGGTGAATCCTCGAGGCCCCACCCGTAACACGCTGATCCTCAATTACGACAACCCCACCCCCGAATGCGGCCGGCGGTTCATGCGACTCGGGATGCAGCCGGACGATCCGATCTTTTTTCACTCCGTGGAGCTCGACCCCTTCAGACTCCCGAAACACGCGGATGAGGTGCGAGCCCTGGTGGCGCACTACAAGCCCAGCCTCGTGGTGGTGGACAGCCTCCGGCAGGCCCAAACCGAGGATGAGAACGACTCGAAGGCCATGGCGGAGATCATGCGGATCTACAAGGGCCTCTACGTCGCCGGCGCATCCGTGGTGATCGTCCACCACGCGGGAAAAGGGGCGCTCACCGAGGGGGTGAACAAGGTTCGCGGTACCGGGGAGATCGCAGGGTCTGCGGATGCGGTGATCGATGTGATCCCCGGCGACAGCGATAGCCCCGACATGGCCATATGGACGAAGCATCGCGGCTGGGAGCTAACGCCGATGCAGGAGGGCCGAGCCTTCGAGCTCAAGGACGCCGGAGAATCAACGTTTCTGAATCTTAAAGAGTGAAACCCGAGAGAAAGAGAGCACAACCATGATTCGTGTCATCGCAGGTCCGCCGGAATTCCGCATCATCACCGAAACCACCGCAGAGCTGCTGGCCGTGAAGGCCACGTGGCGAGATCCACAATCCGGGAAGGCGGACAAAGCTGTCACCGCTACCGCCGTGGGGGCGCCGGATGCAACGCAGCGGTGGCTGGTGGCTGCCGTGGAGCGCATGGCGGAGCATGTGGCGAAAGCCGCTGGCTGCCGCTGCGTGGTGGAGTGCTGAGCCGCGAAGCGCAGCGCGTGAAAAAAAAGATCGCCCCGCTGCGCTTTTCTCTTTGCGCGGCATAGCATGCTATGGCATAGCAATGCTCATGAACAATGCGAACCGCACCGCCCGCAAGTTTGACACTTACATGACCGGCGTCGCCGTTTTCGCAATGGTGTGCTGGCCGATTGGGATGTTGGCGCTTGCGGCGTGGCTCTGAACCGCCCACTAGCTAACGCATCTAGCGTACAATTGGAGACACAAGCATGACTTCACGACGTGAGCTGCAAGAAAAGTCGGACGCCTACGCGCGGACGAATAGTCCAGTGCCGATTAGCGCTTCGGAGTTGAACGAGTTACTCGCCGACGCCCGCGCGCTCTGGGCCGTGCGGGTGTTGGATGCAAAGCTCGCACTCATGCCGGCCGAGACGGCATGGGAGACGAACCGGGGCGGCTCAGGGGCCCACTACGTAGACTTCACTGATGGGATGCGTGACACGTTGGACGGCCCATGGGACGGCTGCATGGGGGCTACCCCCGACGCCGCCCGCCTCGCCGCAGCCGAGGCCGTGTTCCCGACCCTGCCCGCGGACGTGCGCGCGGAGCTGGGAGAGCGGCCGTGATCGAAGCTCTGCTTTTCGTCTCGGCTTGCGCACTGCTTGTAGCGGCCTTCGCGCGTGGGCCCGGCAGCGGCGGAGACCCGTACGAAGGAGAGCGGCCGTGAAGCGCCAGCTAACGCCCGTGCGGGTATCTGTGGACCCCAACTCCGCGTTCGGTCGGATCCTTGCTCAGCGTGCGCTTGGCGAACCGCGGTGCACGGCGTGCCGTGACGAAGGCTGTCTGCTCTGCCCGCCTGGGGCTCATGGCGGCCCCTAGGCGCCCCGCTGCCGCGTCCGCCCCCGGCAGGCCCCTCACGCTGCGCGCCATGCTAGCAGCCGATTGTAGCAGCCTCCCAGCGCGCCTGCGGCACCTGATCCACGTGCTTGCGCTCCACGCGGATAACACCACCGGCCGGGGCCTCACGGGCCAGCGCCGCCTAGCGCGCTACATGGGGGTGTCGGATCGCCACGTGCGCAACCTGCTATCCGAGCTCGAGGTTGCGTGGGCCGCGGGCGATAGCCCCGTGGGGGTGCTGCGGGAATCGCGGTTCCTCAACTCCGACCGCTACACGCTGGTGATTCGCGACGATGCGCCGCTGCAGCTACCCCCCGAGGGGCCGCAGCCCCTCACCGGCCCGCGAGTCGTCCGGAACCCCAGTTCCGCCTCATACCGGAACCCCAGTTCCGCAATGACCGGAAGTCCACGACAAGTGGACCGGAATCCCAGTTCCGCTTCACCCCCCAATGAACCGGAACCCCAGTTCCTACAATCTACTCTGTTTCCCTCTACAGAGGGAACTACAGAGTTAAAAGAACAAAGTTCATTCCCGCCTGGTGGGGCTTACGCCCCGGCGGGGAATGTGGAGCAGCCTGCGGAGGGCGCTGCGCGCGCAGCGAAGCTGGAGGCCTCCCAGCGGCTAGCGGCGGCACGTCGTGCGAAGCTGGAGGGGAAGGGCTAAAACCCCGGGGCGCATAGCGCGCCGCATAGCAGGTGCTATGCTCATTGTTGCGGCGCTATGAGCAGCGCGCTGCAGAAGGAGCTAGCGGCTATGGAATCCAGGCAACGGGTTTTCGAGGATGGCGCGCGGGTGGTGTTGGCGCGGTTGTCGCGGAGCAATGTGCTGCACGGCTGCGGCGTAGAGGTAGGGACCGGCGGGACGGTTAGTGACGGCATCCCCGATGCGGATGGGGATGTTTACGTGCTATTCGATAGTCGCCCGGAGTGCCCGTATTACTGCGATCCCCGGGATCTAGAGCTCGAAGCAAAGCCAGCCGATCCGCACCGCGCGGCCGGACGGCTCTTCACCGCAGCCGGCAAGCTGGGCCCTCGGGCGATGGTGGTGCTTGCGGCCGTCGCGGAGCGTCTCGCCAAGGGCGCCACGGAGCACGGAGACTTCGCGCCGGGCTCCTGCCCCAACCCCGACCGTGAAACGGCGGAGGAGCTGCTGGACGGCATCGTGTACCAAACCGTGAAGGCCCTCCGCGCGGCGGGTGAGCTGTGAAGCACCCGCTACGCGATAACCGGCAGCGACAGTGCCCCTCGTGCTACGCCGCTGACGTTTCCCGGTGCTTCTGCTCCCAGGAGCGCATTGACGCCGACTGGGAGAAGCTGAGCTTCTGGGGCCAGCTCCTTTGCCGGCTCGGGTGGCTGCGATGACGCCCGCGGAGCTCATTGGCCGCAGCTGCATCATCCAGCGGCCGGATAGCCCGGGGTACCGAAAGCACGGGAGGATCGCAGCCTACGAGCCGCAGTTGCCGTTTCCGTGGATCGTGGAATGGGGCATCGCGCAGAAGGGGGCGTTCCTGCTCATCGAGCTCGAACCGTCGGCGGTGGTGCTGTGAGCGGCAAGCGCGCGAAGCGCGGTAGCGCGGCGGAGGCCGTCACCCCCGATCTGCTGGCGCGCTGGGAGGCGGGAGAGGCAGCACAGCTCATGGCGCCCTATCCGGATCCCCTCCCGGCTGCAGCGGCTGCAGCGCTCGCCCCAACCATCACCCAATTCGGCAGCTCCCGCTTCTCCGAATATCGCCGTTGCCAGCGAGCCCATTCGCTTCGCTACTCCGAGAGGATCGTGCGGCTACGGCTAGGGCCCAGCGATTCGCTGGACTACTTCGCGCTTGGGATTCTCATTCACGCAGCCCTCGCGTACTTCTGGGAGGGCTTGAAGCTCGGGGAGCCCCGCAGCTGGCGAGATGTGCTCCACGCGGCAACCCAACGCCCGGAAGGGCTGGAGCGGGACTTGTACCACGAGGCTGAGCGACTCCTCGCGGCCTACTTCGCACACCACCAGAGTGATCCACCTTTCGGCAGCGATTGGGGAGAGGGCGTGGAGATCGTGGATGTGGAGCGTGAGATCGTGGACGGCATCGCGTGCCCGGATTGCGACAACATGCGTGGTGAATGGTCGGAGTGCGGCACGTGCCGCGGCGACGGTTTCACGGAGTTTGGAACCTTTCGGCTCCCTTACACCGCTCGGTTGGATCTCGTGGTGCGAATCGACGGCACGCTCTACGTCGTGGACACCAAAACCCGCGCGCAAAAGCTACCCGAGAATCGCGCTGTCTATGCCCGCAAGCTCCGCACCCGGGCTCAGTTCCTCGGCCAAGCCCACCTCGCTATGCTGGCCTACGGCCTCACCGAGCCGCCCCACGTGATGGTGAATGCCATCGTGAAAACCAAGATCCCCCAATTAGACCGGCTCGCGGTGCCGATCTCGCTGGAGGACGTGGAGCGATGGCGAGAGCAGCAGCGCCGTGATGCGGCAGCGGGGCTCGCGGGGGATAACATGAACTACTCCTCCTGTGCCCCGGAGATGGGTTCCCCATGCATCTATCTCGACTATTGCCACGGCTCCGCGGAGGTGCGTGCGAAGCATTACGGCAAGCGGCAGGATGCGGCGGCAGCGGCTGACGATTCCGATGCTTCAGGGGTTGAATTCGCCGCATAGCGTGCGCATAGCAACATAGCAAGAGGCGGCGGCACCGGTGTTCTGTGATGGGTTTCCCTGGTGCCGCCGCTTCGTGTTTCTCAGAAGGAGCATGCTATGGAAGTTTTGGTTCTAATCGCAGTTGCGCTCGGCACGTTTGCTGCCGTGGGCGCGTATCTCAAGGCTCACGGTCTCAAGGGTTCCGTGCTGGAGCTCCACGAAGCGGTGGAGGAGATTCGTGCGGATCTGTATGAAGATCTCCGCGCGGATATCGCTGCCGCGATTGCGGAGGGGGCTGACGCGGTGATCGCTAAGCTCCCCGCGCAGAAGCCGCCGAAGCCTGCGAAGCCTGCAGCGGCGGCTCCCGCCGGGGAGCAGAGCTAATGTCTCGCGAGTTGGAGACCCAGGGGTTCCGCTACTCTGGGCCGTATCACGTTTCCGGCACCCCATTCGCGCTGGACTTCAACCGCACTTTTGGTGGCGGCAAGTACATCACGCGCCACGGTGTGCGAGACGAGAAGCTTACCGAGGAGCTCATGCGCTGGTTTGGAAGCTTGCCGGCGCTCGATGTAGGTAGCAGCGTCGCCAGCTACAGCGCTCACGCCGGCGGCGGGTACACGCAGCTGGCAATCGCGGCGTGGCTTCGCGAGGTGTGGGCGTCCGAACAGCCGAAGCGGTGGGAGGTAGTGCTGCCTGCCGCGCGGCTGTGCGACTCGCTATCGGGGGCGTTAGTGAACGCGAGCGCGGCGCTGCTGGACTGCGAACGGCAGATGGGCGCGCTGTCGCGCAGCGGCTCTGAGAAGCAATTCCGCGTGGTGATTGAGGAGGTGCGCGAATGACGCATGCGGAATCCGATCTCAACGGCCAAGCGGGATTGGCTGCCGGTGCGGTGGACGCTGCCGCGGCAGCTGCGGAGCTCCGCGCGAAGTTCGGCGTCATGACGCAGGACGAGGCTAAGGAAAACGCATTCGCGCGCATCCTGCTCCTCGGTCCTGCGAAGGCCGGGAAGACCACCGCAATCGCCGGGACGGCCCCCAAACCCCTCGTGTTGAATTGCGACGGTCTGTCGGCCACGAAGGGCGCCAAGCGGGTGCATTCCGCTTCGCGTTTCGATGTGATCGACGTCAATTCCCGAGCCTCCCTCATCCACGCTGTGAAGGCTGCGGAAGCGATGGTTGCGGCAGGCCACACGCGCACCGTGATCCTGGACACGGCTACACTCCTCGTGGACAACATCCTGGATGAGGTGACCAAAGCCGGATTCGAGGGTTGGGATCGGTGGGACGAGCTGGAGAAAGCCGTGATGGGGAGCGTAAAGCGCCTCGCGGCGCTGGAGGCTCACCTATTCGTGATCTCGCACATGGATCCCACAAAGGATCCGGCACAGGGGATTCTCCCCACCATTGGTGGGAAACTAAAAACTCGTCTCCCCGCGATGCTCGACGATTGGATCCTCCTGGACGTGGATCCTGAGCGCGACCCGGAAAGGGTTTTCCTCCTCGGCCCGCAGAAAACCTGGACGCATAGCGGCCGCAACATCCGCCGCAAGTGCATGGTCGAGGCGGATGTGGAAGCGCTGTTTGAGGAACTGGGGATCACACCATGATGGCGCCATTCGGAAAGCTGTTGGGCCTCACGTTGACGGCTATTGAGGGCTGCGTGCCTGGTAGCGAGGAAGTGACATTCACCGCTAGCGACGGCCGGCGCTTCCGGCTGTATCACGCGCAGAATTGTTGTGAAAGCGTCAGCCTCACTGATGTTTGCGGGGACGTGGCCGATCTTGTCGGTTCGCCAATCCTGCAAGCTGAGGAGGTGACCAACGCCAACGAAGGTGAGAAGCCGGGCGATTACTCGGATAGCTGGACGTGGACGTTCTACAAGCTAGCAACCATCAAGGGTAGCGTGACGCTACGCTGGCTGGGGGAGAGCAACGGTTACTATTCTGAAGGCGTGGACTTCGTGGAGCTCGTGTAGTGAAACGTTGCGCGCGACGCTGCAGCCGATGCAACTACACACCATGCGTGTGTGATATCGGTGTTTGGAGCGCCGCGCGCATAGCAGGACGGCATAGCAGGTGCTATACTCTCCCATGTCGGGTTAGCGCGCTGAGCAGCAGCGAGCAGCGATAAGAAAGGCAGCGAAGCAATTCATGGCGAATGCAGGTTGGACTAGTGCGGATAGCGTCAATTGGGATGAGGTTTCCACGGAGGCGCCCCCGCCCCTCGCGGACAACCTCTATGAGGGTCTCATTGCGAAGGCGGAACCCCGTCCCACGAAGGATAACAAGCCGGCGATCAGCATCGAGCTGAGCGCGTCGAAGGTGTTCGGTGGTGAGGAGCTCGAGAGGGCGCGCAAGGTGTTCGATAACCTCACTCTCACCAAAGAGGCCGCGTTCCGCGTGAAGCAGCTTGCGGCGGCTGCCAACGTGGAGCCCCCGAAGAACTTCGGGATCGATGCGGTGACGGCGTTCTGCGATGCGCTGGTGGAGTCGGAAAAGGTGATCTTCCGAACCCGCCTCAACACTTACAAGGGCAAAACCAACGCCAAGGTGGTGCAATACCACACGGAGGAGTCGGCGAAGAAAGACGCCGCGGGTGGCGAGCAAAGCGGCAGCGAGGGAGCTTCGGAAGCTCCAGTGGTGCGCCGCAAGCGCGCAGCGGCCTAGCAGCAGCCGCATAGCGGCTAGCGCAGTGCGAGGATGAGAGCCCCCGCACTGCGCTTATGGGAACGTAATGCGGAGGTGGGTTAGCAGCGCCGAGATAAAGGCGTGTCTCGTCGGTTCAATTCCGACACGTTCCCCCAGCAGAGCGCAACGCGCTCAGAAGGCAGCAATCATGGCGGATCGAAGCAGCAAGATCGGCACGTCGCCCCGTGGCCCATTGGAGCTCATGGGCCCAATCCCAACGGACCCGAATGCCGCCGGCGAGGAGGATCTCCGCGTCGCGAGGGCCCAGGCGGTGGCGCTCTATCGAATGTTCATGGCCCCGGGGCTGCTGAACGCCGCAGGCCTCACCAGCCTCTCCTCAACCATGGTGGGGACGATGCTTCTCGGCGCTGTGATGCTGGGGAAGCTACGCGCCGAAGCCGCAGCGGAGCCGGAGAGCTTCGTATCCAACATGCTGCCGCTGCTGGAGAAAGAGGTGGAGTTTCTAGCTGAGGAGTCGCTCGCCGGCCGTGCACGCAGCCTCGCTGGTGGGTCCACTTGGACGCCGATCTCGGATCTCGAGGAGCGCGCGAGCGAAACGCTGGGCCTGAAGGCCACGAGCCGTGGGGGTGACGCATGAGGCTCCTAGCCGCTGCGTGGGATTGGATGGTGGATGCTGCAGTGCGCGCGCTGTGCGCAGCGATGCCGCAGCGTCACCGAGTGATCCCAACCTCCACGGATCCCTCAAGGCCGCTCCTCGAGCAATTCGCAGTGATGCGTCAATGCCGTTTCGGTGCGTTGTATCTCCAACGGTTCGTTAATCCCGAGCTCCCTCGGTTCTTCCACCGCCACCAGTGGCACCGCATGCGAAGCTTCGTGCTGAGCGGTGAATTCGTGGAGGAACGCGCGCCGTTGGCTTACGACGAGGCGGCAAGCAAGCTGACGCAAGTCTGGCCGCCGCACGCGATCGTGCACGTCACTCACAAGCGGCTTTCCACGTACACCATGGATCGCAGCGTGATCCACCGTACCGATTCTTGGGGTAAGCGCTGCTGGACGCTCTTTTGGATGAGCTCACCGAAGCTTGAGGATTGGGGTTACTACGATCGCGAGGCCGCGTGGCGATTCATTCCCTGGCGTGAGCAGATTGCGAAGCAGATCCCATCGCTGGATGAGCCGGGGAAGCTCACATGAGGGACGCGCGCATAGCAGCCCTGACGATCGCCGAGGAGCCGCCCCGCCAAGTGTACGGCCTACACGGCCCCCGGGGGACGATTGGCGACCCGGTTTTCAGAGTAACTTTCGAGGTGGAACTGCCCTCGCTTGCGCTGGCGTACAGCCTGGCCAAGGCGCTGCGCGAATTCATCGCTGAATGAGCTCAGGCGCTACTCTCCGTCCCGCCGGCGCTGCGTGCGACACCTGCCCAGCCCGCATGGGCCGCTGCATCCTCCCGGAGCCGGCGATGGGGGGAAAAGCGCGGCTCGCTGTGGTAGGGGAGTCCCCGTCGCGCGCGGATGTGGAAACCGGCCACCCTTTCGGCGGTGCCTCGGGGCGCATGTTGGGCCGCGGGCTACGGACGATAGGGCTGCAGCGCTCCGACGTGCATTGGACCAACGCGGTTCTCTGCGCTTGCGATGATCGCACTCTCACGAAGGCCCGCGCTGCATGCGCCACACGGCTCCGCACGGAGCTCGAAGCCTCGGGAGCACCGGCTATCGTTCCGGTGGGCCCTGCCGGCCTGCAGAGCTCGCTAGCCCTGCCCCGCAAGCCGCAGATCCTGAAGTGGCGGGGAAGCGTCTCAAAAGCCATCTACGGCGAGGGGCCCGCAGCGCCCAGCGCATTCGTTCTTCCCACCCTACACCCCGCATTCGTGATGCGTGCTCCCAAGTGGGGCCCGGTCCTGGAGCTCGACGTGTCGCGCATCGGAAGGATTCTTGAGAATGGCTTCACAGCTCCGGAAGATGCGCCGTCGCGCCGGCTGGTCGTGCCCCACACGAGGGATTCCCTACGGCACGCTCTCAATTCCCTTTCGTCACGGGATGTCAGCTTCGATGTTGAAACTGTGGGGCTCGGGCCGGCTTACACTTCCCTCGTATGCTTCGGACTCTCCGACGGAGAGCTTACGATCGTTATTCCTTGGAGCCGCGAGGCCAATGGGCTTGAGCCTTTCTGGAAGGATGGCGGGAGGGAAGCAGCTGATCTCACAAGCGCTGCTCTCTCGTCGCGACTCGCGGTAACCCATAACGGTCCCGCATTCGATCACATCGTCGCTGCGCGCTATGGCATCCGCATCGCGGCGTGGGGTGACACTCTCCTCCTCGCTCACGCTATGGCCGGCCACATGCCGAAAAACCTAGCGCACGTGGTGACGCTATATCTCGATGTGCCCCCGTGGAAGCAGCTAGAGGATCGCGGGGTTGATATCGAAAGGCTTCATGTTTACAACGGTAGGGACTGCCTCTACACGGCGCTTGCCTGGGAGGCTTCCAAAACAGCGGCGGGACTAACCCGCTAGGAGTAGCAACGTTATGAACAGCAGCAGCAGCAGCAGCACCACCACCATCGAAGGCCTCCCCAAGCTCCCGCGCCACCCGTCCACGCTTCTCAAGCTGGCGTGCGACGATGCAGATCGTGTGTTCGAAGATCCGCGCTACGTGCTCGCGATTGACTCAACGTATTACGACAAGCTCCCCGACGATCCGCAGGATGCGCGCGGGGACTACGGCTCTGCAGCCGTGGCCGGCAAGTGCGCGGTGTGCTTCGCCGGCGCGGTGATCGCTGGCACGCTGGCGTGTCCGTATGGCGACGATGAGCAAGCCTCGCTCATGCTGGGCGGGCCCGATGCTCAAGCGCTGTTCGCTCTTGATACTGTACGTACTGGTGACGTGGCGGACTACGTCAAGGCGCTGGTCGGTCGCTCCCTGACGGATGCCGAGCTTGATAAGCTCTGCGATGCTTTTGACGGCAGCTACACCTTCGACGTACCGCACGTCCCCAGCTTTGGACGCAGCAAAGGGAAGGCGTTTCGAAAGGCGATGCGCAAGATCGCCACGAAGCTGGAGAGCATCGGCTGGTGAGCTCCAAGCGGCCTCCCCGAAACGGCACCGCAAACGGTAACCGCGGCCAAGGATCCAACTGGATTCGCCGGGAGAAGCGGTTACGCATCTACGCGCGTGATGGGTGGCGGTGCTGCTGGTGCGGCTGCGATGTGGCCGATGGCCGTAGCTACGTGGTGCGCGGCCGCGAAGTGGCGTTGGCGTCTCTTGATCACTTCCTCAATCGCTCTGCCGGTGGCGACAACTCGGCCTCCAATCTCCTCACGTCGTGCATGCAATGCAACGATGAGCGGGGAGAGCTGAGCGCGCTGGCATTCGCATCCAAGCTGGCCCGGGCTAAGGCGCTCGCAGCGGAGGCCACCCTGGACCGTGAGGCCCTTTTCCGCGCCGAGATTCTAGAGCGGTGCCTGCGCAGCCTCGATGCCCCGCTGCTCACCCTCGAGGAGCGCAGCGCAGCGTAGCCCATGCTGGTGCTCCCCAATGCCGCAGCGGTTTACGAGGCCGATAAAGCCGCTGCCGCGCTGTGCACCCGCATGGCCCAAGTGGGCTTCGGGTTCGATGCATCACGCGCTGCAGAGCTAGCCGCATCGCTACGTGAGGCCGAGACCCGTGCGCTTCGCGCCTGCGATGACGCCGTGGGCCGTACTATTCGCCGCACTAAAACCGGTGGGCTCTCCACCACCGATCTCGAGGTGGCGTTCTTCCAGGATATCGGGGCGCCGGTGTTCTTCAGGAGCACCCTCACCGGCAAGCCATCGCTTGGCGTGGATGCCATGCGGGGCTATGCGGCCGCGGCGAACCCATCCCTGCGGGATCTGGCCCTCGGGGTTTTGGAATACCGCAGGGCGCGGAAGATTCGCAGCACCTACGTCGAGGCTATCATCTGCGGCCCCGACGGGCGGGTTCACCCCTCATGGCTCAATTACGGCGCCGTGAGTGGCCGATGGGCTTGCCAGGATCCCAACCTAATGAACCTCCCCCGCAGGGAGACGGATCCCACGTCTGCAACGCACGACGGTGGGGTGCGGTCCCTCTACATCGCGTCCCCGGGGCATGTGCTGGTCACCTTCGACAAGAAGCAACTCGAGATGCGCGTGGCGGCGTACGCATCCGGGGACGCTGCGATGATTGCGGCGTGCGAGTCCACGGATCTCCACGCTGCGAACGCGGCTGCCATCTTCGGGGAGCTCTACACCGGGGCGGATAAAGCCACCAAGGATGTGCTCCGCACGCTGGCCAAGAGTGCTGGTTTCGCTGTTTGCTACCTCGCGGAGGCTCCCACGGTCTACGCGAGAATCGTTGCTGCCGGCCAAGCCGTCACTCTCCGTCAGGTGGAGGCGATGATCAAAAAGCTACGCCGGGGCTTCGCGGGGTACTACGCATGGCAGGAGAAGCGGTTGCTCGATTGCATCCGCACCGGCTACACCGATTCCCCGATTCTCGGTCGCTGCCGATGGCTAGGCCACGAGCCGGCGCCCACCGAGTGCGCGAACTTTCCCATCCAATCCGGCGCCTCCGATATCATGAATGCGCTGCTCCCCGAGCTGGTTCCCCTGGTGCGCTCCGAATGCGGCGGCGCAGAGCTCGTGGCTCAGGTGCATGATGCTGCGGTGTTCGATGTGCCGGAGCGCTATGTGGATCGTTGCGCGGCGCTATGCGGGGAGTTGAATGCTAGGCCCGTCGTGCTTAGTAGTAGTGGTGCGCCGCTAGAGGCGGTGTTTGGGATTGATATGAAGATCTCCGAAAGGTGGAAGTAATGGCGAAGCGCGGAGCACACGACACGAAACAGGTCGTGCACGGTTTGGGTGAAGTGGTAGCCACCGCTACCGCTGTGGATGCGGAGCCGAATCCGCTGCTCTCCAACACCGTGCTGCCCGATGAGTACGATGCGGACCCCGGCGAAGCCCCCAGCGCCGGCACGGCGGAGGAACGCACCCGCGACTACCTTCAGGGTGTCCGAGAGGGCAGCCTCCGCGTGATCGAATTCATCGAATCCGACTTTGGCGACGTGGGGCGAGTGGCAGCGGGTGAGGCCCGGAAGCGCTGGGGGCTATCGTGAAGCCTGGGGATACGGTGCGCATCACGGGTTGCACGGATATCCTCACGCACACTGCTCTATGTGAGCCCTCCGAGGGCCCGGCCGGTGTGCGCATCGGTCAGATCGGCACCGTGATTGAAGGTCCGGCGGAGCCGGGTGACGATTGGTGCAAGGTGAGTGTGCCGGATACCGACGGTCAAGGCGGTGCGCTGGGGTGGTATCTGCCGTTTTGCGATCTCGAGGTGGTGGAGGCGCAGCCGCTATGAGTGCTGCCGGCCGTGGCGGCCCTCGCATTGCTAGCGACAACTACCCCACACCAGCGTGGGCCACACGGCGCATTCTGGAGGCGATCGAGCTGTACCACTATTCGGTGAGCGGCCCCCGCGTGTTGGAGCCGTGCGCTGGAGAGGGGGCAATCGTGCGCGTAGTGAAGGAGCTGATTCCTAACGCCCATGTGGTGGGAGGTGATGTGCGTGATGTGTTCGACCTGCCCGGTTGCGTTAGCTACACCTGGGATGCGACGCAGCCGTTGGGGCTGGCGGGCCCTTTCGATCTCCTCATCACTAATCCCCCCTTCGCTGTAGCCCACGAGATTATCCAGGCCCAGCGGGACACGGCGCGGCTCATGGTGATGCTGCTCCGCTCCTCCTTCATCGCCGGGGAGCGTGCCGAGGCGTACCGCAATGATATGCCTGACGAGTATCGGCTCCCCGAACGCCCCGAATTCATCGCCTCGGGGCGTTGCAAGGGTGAAGGCGGCTATTACGAGGACGGTTCGCCGCGTTCCCAGTCTTGCGGTTGGTCGGAGAAGATACCGCTAGATCAGCCACGCTATACGCGGTGCCCCACGTGTTTGGGGAGCGTCGCGTACTCCACCACCGACTCCACTCCCTATTCCTGGTTCGTGTGGACTCCCCAGCGCCGCTCCGTGGGGCACAGCATCATACTCCCATCAACTCCGCTCGAAGAACGAAAGGCGTTAGCAGCATGAATCAAGCACAGAAGACCGTATACGAAGAAACGCTAAAAGGCATCGGCGAGGGTATTGAGGCGATGCTAGACGCTGCGGCTGAGAAGCCAGATAGCCCGAACGCACTGCTTGTGGGCGTTCTGGCCATGCTGTGCACTTGCGTCACCGTGGGGTGTGAGCGTATCGCGCTCGCTATCGAGGAGTCAGCACCATGAAACTGTGCCTCGGGGCGCTGGCCGCTGCGCTGGCTGCCGCATGTGCCTCCGTGCCGCCCTGCGATATCCGCCATCCCGAGATGGTGGCCAAAGCCGCCGAGTGTCGCCATCGCGTCGCGACTGAATGCGCCAACATCCCCGACGAGGAGTGCCCCGCGGTGCATGAGTGCGACGTATGGGGCGAGGAGCGCTGTGGGCTGGGCGCTGGGGGCGCACCGTGAGCTCCGCGGCCATCCTCACGGCGCTGCTGCAGGTAGCGAAGCAGCTGACGCCGGACGCACTAGCTGAGCTGGTGGGGCTTGTGAAAGCCGTGCTTGCTGGTGAGCCGCATGATGCGGTGATGGTGCGGGCTCAGCGCCTCGCCGCGCTCCAGGCCTTCAAGGCCTCTTACCGCAGGGGGCGATGATGCTGCGCGAATTGCTTCGCATCGCGCTCATCGTGTGGGGCTTGAAGCGCAGGCCCAAAACCCCGAAGCCTTGCCCCCGGTGCGCCCCATGAGCTGCTGTGCCTGCGGCGAGCCCACGAAGATGCTGGAGGGGCGCACCAATCACGCCCAGATCCTCAATCTCCCGTCCCGGGTGTCGTGGATCTGCCGGGAGTGCGCTAGGGCGGCCGCAGGGTGTTGGGCGCGCAAAGCGCGACTCGAGGTGCAACCTCCCACGCCCCCGAAGCCCCCCACGAATGGTCCCACTGGTGACACAATCCCTGCAGCTCTAGCGGAGCGCGCCGCGTGATGCGCTGCTGCAGCAGGGTAGCGCTACTCGGCTATGCCCTCACTCTTTGGCTCATGGCAGCGGGGTTCGCTGTGCTCATCCCCATCATGGCCCTGGAGATATGGGTGCGTGACGCATGGGCGCGGAGGCGTGCGTGATCTACGCGATCGAAGCTGTAGGGCTCAATGCCGTTAAGGTCGGCTACGCGCGCGACGCTGAGGCTGTACACTACCGCCTAATGACGCTTCAGATTGGATGCCCTGCGGAGCTGCGGCTGGTGGCGACCCGTGAGGGGGATAAGCGTCTAGAGGCCGCCCTACATAGGGAATGGGCCTCACACGCTATACGGGGCGAATGGTTTGCTATTGAAGTGCTAGCTCTGTTTGGTGCGGCGGAAGGGTCCGATCGCATACTGATGCGTTGTATAGATTGTGGCGCTCTTCGGAAGCTCAAGCATCGCAGGCCGCACGCGACGGGCCGTTGCAAGTCTTGTCGCGGTAAGCACGAGGCTAAAGCGTTATGTGTCGTGTGTGGGTGCGGCGGTGCACGGCCGTACGGGTATAACTATCCTGGAGATGAGGGCCTGAAGCTGTGCCCTACATGCAAGCGTGTGGAGAAGGAGGCGCGCGCTAGTGTGCGTCGTGCCAAGCAAAGCGCTGCGATGCGAGGCAACACCAATGCTGTGGGGCGTAGCGCTAGGGGCCGAGTGCTGGCGGTGGCCGCGTGATGGGGGCACGCGCCCCCACAGTACAGGTGTTTTTGAGGGCCTTACGGAGGCGTGAGCGTGCGTGCGTCAATCGGCGCGTAAAGGGATTCCACCATGACTGTAGAGGTTTCACGAAT